CATCGACTCCACGTACGCCTACGTTGTCAACTACTTCGACCACACCGTCACCAAGATTGACCTCTCGACTTTTACCACGGTCGGCGCTGCACTTGGCGTCGGTGTTCACCCCTCCGCCATCGCCATCGACTCCACCGGCACGTACGCCTACGTCGCGAACAACGCGGACAACACCGTCACCAAGATTGACCTCTCGACTTTTACCACGGTCGGCGCTGCACTTGGCGTCGGTGTTGGCCCCTACGCCATCGCCATAGGGTCGAACCTCAGCCAAATCGTCATGCTGCTCTAGTGCCGCGCTCGGCTGTCGCCGTCAACTAATCTTTGCGCATGGGAGAAACGGTCGTTCAGGTCAATCGGTTGACCGGTGGTGCGCTCGCATTAACGCACGCCCGCGAGTTGACGGGTCGCCCGTATGTGTGGGGCGGCACGTGGCCGAAGTCGGGCGGGACCGATTGCTCGGGGCTCTGGCAGTACGCCTACGGCAAGGTCGGCGTCCTCCTCGCGCGCACCACCTACGAGCAGTATCTCGAGTTCCCAATTCCCAACTCGTGGCCGAGCGAGCCGGGCGACCTCTTGTTCATCTCGGGTAGCGACGCCATCGGTGCGAAGCCCGGTCACGTCATGGCTTATGTCTCACCGGGTCAGGTATTCCAAGCCGAGTACACGGGTGGACCGCCCATTGGTCAATTCCCTGCCAACACGAACGTCTTTGAGTACCGCACGCGCCCCGCGCTCGCGCTCCCGATGCCGAAGGCGCCCGCGACGAAGAACCCGAGCGCGTTGCAACTCTCGTCCTCGGGTCTCATCCTTCTCACGTCACCCGCGAAGGCGCGCCTCGCGCTCGCGAACGGGTGGTCGCTCTATATGTGGGAAGGGTGGGAGTTCGTCGTCGAGACCAATCCGAACGTCAAGGGCCGACCGCTCTACGCGAACTTCGACTACGTGCAAAAGCGTCACTAGCCGATGCTTGCTGGAGTGCTTGGTCGCGACATCATTTTCACGTCGTTCGCTCAGTTCTTGATTCTCGTGATGAGTTCGCTGCTCGTGACCGGCGTCATCTGGATTGTCAAGCACAGCCGACGAATTGGAACTTCCGTGGAGGATATGAAGCGCGCGCTTATCACTCCGAAGCCGACCCCGTTAACTCCGCGACCCGACCCCGGCCTTATTGAACGCATGGATACCTTCTCCGCGATGATGAGCGAACGGAAAGAACTCGGCGACGACCTGATGGAGAAGTTCTCCGTCATGACGACCGAGATTGTTGAACACAAGCGAGAGGTCACGACACTCCAAGATTCCGTCGCTACGCTGACCGGGAACGTTGCGACGATGGCCGAGAAGGTCGACGAACTCGTCACCTCGATTACTCCTAACGGCGGCGATACAAACAGCATCGGCGACGTGCAGATGCGAATGGCGAAGGAGTCCGGCGCGTGGCTTGACGACCCTAAAGAGGCCACGGCGAGCCTCCCCAACGTGAATAGCCTTAATCCCCAACGAAAGGAATTACCATGAAATTGCTCCTCCTTATCGCCTCAATCATCATCTTCATCCTCGTCGCGATTCTTTGTTTCATCGGCGGCGTGACGATTCTGCACTTGCTCGCGTTCCTCGCCATCGGGCTCGCCGCGTTCGCGGCGTCGTTCTTGCCGATTAAATAGCTGTGCATTGGCTCTCGTACCAGTGGTTCAATTATTGGTGGCCTAGTGACAAGGGGAATGGGCCAGAGGCCATCCAGCAGACGCTCGTTTATGCAGCGACGGCCGCGTTGTTCGTCCCGATAATCCACAGGTGGATTACCAAGCATCTCGACGCCCTTCATGCCAAACTGGATAAGAGTCACGAACTGATGCGGCACATCATCAAGTACCACCCTGACATACCGGAAATCGAGGAACAATGAGCAACCCAACCCCAGCCGAACTCGCAGCACACAACCTCATCCGAGACTACGTCGCGCCAGAGCGCGTCGCTGGGAAGAAGGGCGCTAAGCATTTTGAGCACGCGCCGACCGTCGTCATCGAGCAGTACCGTACGGTCTCGCCGACGACCATCGTCGTGCCCGAGACGTGGGACCAGACGGGCGGGCTTACGCATCAAATCGGGATGCTCGGCAACGACGGCGAGGGCGACTGTGTCGTCGCGGCATTCGAGCATGGGCGGATGTTCAAGGCGCTCGTCTCGTTCGTCGGCGGCATCATTACGTGGGCGCACGAGTTTCGACCAGCGCACGCGGCCTACACGCTCCTCATCTACTGGGCCTACGGCCGATGGGTGGGCGAGCCCGGCCTGCGCCCCGACAACGGCGCCAACCCGCTCGAGTACGCCAAGTTCGCCTTCGCGCACAATCTCACCGACGCCTTCGGTCTCGTCGACCTCTCGGACCCGTCGACGAAAATTGCGAACCTCAAGCAAGCCGCCGTCGAGTTCGGCGGGCTGCTCGTGTGCGTCAACCTCACCGACGACGCGATGGGCCTATTCAACTCCGGCCAGACGTGGAACGTCGCCAACGGTCAACAGCCGAACCCGCAGGAGGGTCATGGAATCTGGCTCGACAAGTTCGACTCGTCGACCGGGCTCATGTACTTCGCGACGTGGGGCTTCGCCGACCAGTCGGCGACCGAGGCGTGGGTACTCGCGTGCGTCACGTCGGCTATCGCGTTCATCTCGAAGGAGCAGGCGGCGGCGGCGGGCGTCGACGTGGCCGCGCTTATCGCGGCCTGTCAGGCTCTCACCGACGGACAGGGCATCGCACCGGCCGCGAGCGAGGCTCCGGCGGCGCACGTCGACCGGGCGCTCACCCCGTCGAGCATCATCCACGACGTCGAGGTCGAGTGGGACAAGTTCACGCCCCAACTCCGCCGCGTCGTCACGCTCGCCGTTCAGCGCGAGTCGGTCACGGTCATCGCGAAGGAACTCGGCATCGCTCTCAAGATGCTCCTCAGGACGCTTTGAGTCGCCACGACCAACTGACGCTCTACGTGCCGCCGTGCTCGGTGCGGTTCTTCCCCGAGGGCGAACACTGTAACGACGCGGTCGACGGCGACCTCATCATCGTCAAGCACTCGACGATATGGGCCGACGCAATCTCGGCCGCGCAGCACGCGCTCGCGCTGACGCACCCCGAGTTCGCGGGGTACACGTGGGGCGAACACTCGGCCATCGTGCGCGGCCACGACGCCGACCTACGGACGATGCTTTCGGAGATGGGACCGCGCGGCTACGAGCGGCGCGCCCTGTTCGACTATCAGGCGCACCTCTACGCCGTCATCCATTTCGAGTGCTCGGCGGTTCAACGCGTGGCCGCGATGCGTAACGACCTCGCGTGCGCCGACGTCGACTACGGGTGGCTCGAGTTCGCGGCGGACATCCTCGACGGGCTCATCGACGCGGAGTTCGTCGGGTCGTGGGGCGACTCGATTATCTGCTCGGTCCACTGCACGCTCGTACTCATGGCGATGGGCCTGTTCCCCGACGTAAACCCGGCGAAAGCAATTCCCGCGAACCTCGCACTCTGGACCGGGGCGAAGCACTAATCTCGGCGAAGCGGTGTGGCGCAATTGGAAGCGCGCCGGGTTCATAACCCGGAGGTTGCTCGTTCGAGTCGAGTCACCGCCACGAGGCCAAGTCGGGTAGACTCGCCTCACGGCGATTCCCGAACTTGACAACTTAGGTGCGGGAGTCGACTGCTTCTGTCCAAGAAGCACGAAGGCCCGGTCGTCCGTCGACCGGGCCTTCGTGATTCCGGCGCGATGTCACACCCGTCGCGTATAGTCGGGTATCCGGCCTAACGTGGGTCGGGATTGGACAGGAGGCATCATGGCAGCAAAGAAACCGGCGACGCTCGACGTCGTCTCCACCGCGAAACTGCTCGGGCTCGGAGAGGTGGACGTCAAGCCCGCCGCCGAGGACGAGCGGTTCCACTCGGTCACGACCATCATCGGCGCGCTCGACAAGCCCGCGCTGATGTACTGGGCGGCAGAGCAGACCGCAGAACTCGCCGTCAGTGTCGCGAGGTCACTACCGCACCGCGTCGAGGAGGAGGGACACGACGCCGTCGTGAAGTGGCTACGCGACGCGCGGTTCCGACCACCGAAGGGCCGCAAGTCGGCGAGCGAACTCGGGACGGCCGTCCATGACGCGTGCGAGAAGTACGCCATCACGGGCATCCGACCCGAGGTCGACGACCCCGAGGTCGAGCCGTTCCTCGACCGCTTCGACGAGTGGGCGCAGAAGTGGCAGCCCGAGTACCTCGCGGCGGAGGCGGCGGTCTACAACCTCAAGTACCGCTACGCGGGCACGCTCGACGCTATCGCCATCATCGACGGGGCGACCGTATTGCTCGACTACAAGTCGTCGCGTAAGTCGCTCGACTCGCAGGGGAAGCCGACGAAGCCCTACCCCGAGGTCGGCCTGCAACTCGCGGCCTATCAGAACGCCGAAATCATGGCGGTCTGGCGGGCGCGGCGGTTCGAGAGTTATCGGCGTCGGTACTACCTGCTCTCGCCCGACGAGAAGGTCGAGGGAATCGAGATGCCGAAGGTCGACGGCGCGATGGCGCTCCACCTGACGCCCGAGCACGCCGACCTCTACCCCATCGACACCAGCGACAAGGTGTTCGAGTCGTTCCTGTACACAATCGAGATATTCCGCTGGACAAACACGACGCAGAAGGGCGTCGTCGGTCCGGCTCTAACGAAGGGAAACTGAAATGGCAATCATTGGGCTACAGCGGCGCCTCGCCGAGGTGGGGCGTATCCGCATCGGCGAACAGGTGCCGACCGGCACTAAGGGCAAGACTCGACCGAAGCGTCTCGAGACGTTCCGTATCACCTCATCGAATCACAAGGCGCTCGCCGCGCTCGCCGAGGTCTATGGCGGGTCGGTCGTACCGTGGACGGACGCACCCGTCGGCAATCAGTTCGAGTTGTACACGAAGGCCGACGAGTTGTCGGTCATCGTGCCACCCGAGGCGATGAGTTTCAGTCAGTTCTACGAAGTCTGGTCGGGCGGCGGGTGCCGCGTGCGCTGCGACGGCGTACGCGACTCGATTAACGAGCAGCCGTGTTCGTGCGACCCCGAGGACCGGCTCTGCAAGCCTCACACTCGGCTCTCGGTGATGATTGCCGAGGTCGCGACGAGCGGGATGTGGCGCCTCGACACGCAGGGCTACTACGCTGCGACCGAACTCGGCGGCGCGTTCGACCTCGCGATGTTAATGAGCGACGCGACGGGGCGCTCGGTGCTGCGCGGCTCGCTGCGACTCGACCAGCGCGAGGTGAAGCGACCCGATGAGCCGACGCGCAAGTTCGTCGTGCCGGTGCTGACGTTCGACCTCGAGGCGGCGGCGCTCGGCGCGGCCGCGCTGACGGGCGGGCTCAAGCCCATCCCCGAGGGCGGCGGTGTCGGCGGCGTGCTCGGCGCGCTCTCGGCGATACAGGACCGCGAACCGGCGCCCGCTCGCAAAAACGGCATCGAGCCCGTGCCGCCGACCGGGCTGCGACCCGGCGGCGCGGCCGGTCTCGAGGGGTCGTCGGACGAGGACGAGGACGGCGTGCTGTGGTCCGGCGCTCAGCGCGACGAGATTCAGAACCTCCTCGACGTGCTCCTCGAGAGCAAGGACGAGGAGGCGACGCGCATCTTCAAGGCGTGGTGGAGGTCGGAGGGAATCCCGCCGCTCGAGCGGGGCCTCTCAGCCCGTCAGGCCGGGCTCGTCGTCGACACGCTACGGACCCTCTTGGGGCTCGACGTAGCGACCGACGGCGACGAGGAGGAGACAGGCGAGAATCGCCAAATAGGGGCCGATGCGGGCAAGGCAGACGACGTGCCGGTGCCGAAGCCGACGCTGGCGAAGATGAAGGCGATGTTCGCGCTCCTCGGGTCGCTCGGGTTCGCGACCGACAAGGCGAAGCACGGACGCGTGTGGGCCATCGTCGGGCACGAGGGGTCGTTCTCTGACCTGACCCGCGCCGAGGTCAACCGCGTCATCGACCAACTCGAGGAGGACAAGAAGAACCCCGAGCAGCAGGGCGCCCGGGCGCCTCTGCCGGGTACGTCGCCAGACGGTCGGCCGTGGGCCACTGACCAATTCACCAGTGACGACGAGGAGTCCTTCTAGGGCGTAGAGTCGGCGGTCCGCACGCAACGAGCGGCGAGGTCGAACAACAACCTCGCCGCTCGGCGTCGGCCTATCGGGAGAATCGAAAGGACAGAAATGAGTATACGGGTAATGGCGGCGGTGTTCGATGCAAACAGTCTGACGTCGACGGAGAAACTCGTCGCGCTCGCGCTGGCGGACCACTGTCACGACGACGGGTCGGAGGCGCGACCGGGGCTCGCTCGTCTCGAGCGCAAGACGAGTCTTTCGAGAGATGGTGTCCGAAAGACGATGAGGCGGCTCCTCGAGAAGGGCGTCCTCGTCGAGGACCGACCAGCGACGAGTCACCGACCGGCGTCGTATCGGTTCGTGCTTGAGGCTCTTGGAGGGTCATCTTCGGTCGACGTCGTCGACCCTAAACGGCCGAGCCCGAGTCCCACTTCGGTCGACGTCGTCGGCGCTTCGGTCGACGTCGTCGACCCAATTAGGTCGACGTCGTCGACCCGAACCGTAACTAACCGTCATGAAACATCTCTCTTGCTCGACGAGGACGTCGAGCGAGCGAAATCTCGTGGTCAGACGAAGGCGGAGGTCGAGGCGCTCGCGGTCGGCGTCTACGAGCGATACCCGAGGCGCGTCGGCCGCGTCGAAGCCGTCAACCAAATCACGCGCCGACTGCTCGAGAGCGAGACGGTCGAGCGACTCGACGCGGCTATCGACTCCTACCGAAAGTTCCGAGGTGCCGACGACCCGAAGTTCACGATGCATCCGGCTCGATTCTTCGGACCGGCGAAGCCGTACGTCGATTACGCACCGGGCGGCGACCTGTTCACGGGCCGACCGCTCGCTCATCCGGGCATGGCGCGACAGTCGGCCGACGACCTTCTCGCGCAGCGCGAGCGAGAGCACGCCGAGTCGAAACCGATGCCTGACAAGATGAAGCAACTCCGAAAGCAGATGAGAGGGAACCTATGAACGACGACACTCCGAAAGTCTCACTCGCCGAGGCAGAGGCGGCTCAACGTGAAAGACGACCGATGGTCGTCGACTTGCCCGCCGTCGACACCAACGCGACGACCGAGCCGAAACTCCTCGAGGCCGGATGGATAAGTCGCGCGCCGCGTCGCGTCGACTTCGCGGTCGAGTCGACCGTCGTCGTCAACGAGGCGACGCTCCGCGCCTACCCGGGCGTCGCGTTCGCGTTCGGCGGTGGAAGCGACGAGCCGGTGACGGTCGTGTTCGTCGGCTCGCCCGACAACATGACGCTCCTCGCGAAGCACATCAAGCGAGCCGCCGAGGACGCCCGCCGGGGCTCGAGCCACGCCCGGGCGGAACTCGAGAAGCGTCGCCTCGAGGTCGCTCGAGCCGAGGCCGAGGCCGAGAAATCTCGGGAGGCCGACGGAGATGCCGGTGATTCAGGGGAAATCGCGAGCGCCCTGCCGCCGGAAGAAGTAGCGACGGTCGCGGAGTAGTCGTATACTCGGGTATACGGGGAACCCCGGGAAGTGCCTTGGACAGAGGAGAAATAATGGAAGTCACTACAAGCCAGTCAGTCGTACGAGTTCAGTTCGCTGAGCGCGACGGCACGATGGTCGAGGTGTTTGAACTTGCGGTCGACGGCAAAGGACTTTGGGCCTGCGAGACCGTGTTCGCCATCCTCAACTCGTACCCCGACGAGATGTTCTGCGCGGCGCAGTACCGCCCGCAGGTCGAGGCGTTCCGCAAGCAAGGTCGTCGCTCGATGAGCGTCGGCGACGTCCTCGTCGTCGACGGCACGCGCTACGAGTGCGCTCCGATGGGTTTCACCACGACGTCGGAGGTGAAGTGATGAGCAATCTTGACACCACCTCGCGGCGCGGGACCTTGACGTGGCTCCGCGCCGACGACACGGTCTCGACGATGGTCGGCGAGTTCTACCTCCGCGAGCACGTGAACCCGGCGTACGTCGTCGAGCGTCGCGTCAACGTCATCGCCCGACGCAAGGGCGGGCGTAACAAGTGGAACCTGTGCGGGCAGTACCGGGTCATCTCGTTCGTCGAGGGAGCGGGGTTCTCGTCATGAAGAAGGGGCCGACCCCGCCGCGCAAGTGGCAGACGATGGCGCAGGGCGTCATCACGAACCGCGAGGCGACCGTCGCTCGCGTGAAGCAGGTCCTCGGCCGCGAGCCGACGGCCGACGAGATGATGTCGCCCGAGGTCTGGCTCAACGACCTCTACGTCGTCGGCGTCGAGCGTCGCGAGAACGGCTCAGTCTCGGTCCTCTCGATTCGTCGGAAGGACCGAGGGTGGGCGCGCGATTGGCGACACTTCCAGCGCATCAAGAACGACATCGCCGGACCCGAGACGGAGGCGGTCGAGTTGTACCCGGCCGAGTCGCGCCTCATGGACACGGCTAACCAGTTTTGGCTCTGGTGCGCCGAGCCGGGCGAGACGTTCTCCATCGGGTTCGATAGCGCGACGACCGTCGCGTCGTCCGACGACGCCGCGCAGTTCGGCGCCAAGCAGCGAGACCTCGAGGAGGATTCATGAGCGGCCAGCGAATCGGCGAGCGACGGTTCCGCAAGGAGCACCCGCACCTCGTCGCCGCGCTCGAGGCGCGCGGGTGGCGCATCGAGACGACCACGAACGGGCACCTACGGTTCATGCCGCCGGACGGCTCGAAGCCCATCCTCGCGTCGGGTACGCCCCGATGCGCGTGGAACCTGACCGTGCATGAACTAAGAAAGAAGGCCGGACTATGAGCGCGTTTCACATCTTCCACGACCTGCTCTCGGGGCTCGGGTGGCTCCTCCTCGCGACGATGGTCTACGGCGTCGTGTTACTCGCGCTCCGAGGGCTCATCGCCCTTCTCGAGCGACCGGCGACTTTCACGCTCACCGTGCCGTCGACGGTCGGCGTGCGACCCGGGATGTTCGTCGTCATCGAGGGCGAGGGGCTGGCGACGTTTCACTACGAGGTCGTCGAGGTCGTTTCGCCGACGGTCGTTAAGTGTCTCAAGGCGGGGAGGTGGCACCGATGACTATGAACCAATGCCCCGAGTGCGGCGACCCGGTCGTTCTGACCCGGTCGCAGGAATCGGCGACCGACGTCAAGTGTCCTCCGTGCCAGTTCGAGACGAACGAGGGGCTCGACCGCGAGCGTGAGGAGGCGGGCGCGTGAAGCGGTCGCCGATGCCGCCGCGTAAGACCGGGCTCAAGCGGACCGGCATCGCCCGCAAAGCAGGATTAGAGGCCTCTCCGGGCGGTCTAACGCGGACGTCGATGAGCAGTAAGCCGACGAAGCGGCAGTCGGACTTCAACCGTGAGTTCGAGGCGATGAAGCCGGTCGTCAAAGCACGGTCACGGGGCTACTGCGAGTCATGGCCGTTTGTTCGGGACAACTGCCCGGAGGAGGCTCAAGACCTGTACCACGCGGCGCCAATCGCGGGGACGTGTCAATTCAAGAACCCGGTCCACGTCCACCACCGAAAGTATCGGAAGCGCGGCGGAACGAACTCGCCCATGAATCTCCTCCACCTATGCGAGCCGTGCCACTCATGGATTCACGCGCACGGCAAGACGGGCGGACCGGCCAACCTTCTCGGGCTCGCGCTCGGGGCGAACGAGAGTGAGGAACTATGAAGCATCGTTGCGTCATCGTCGACATCGACGGAACCGTCGCGATACACGAGGGCGACCGAGGTCATTTCGAGTGGGCGCTCGTGCCGAACGACCTGCCGAACGAGCCGGTCGTAGAACTGGTCTACGAACTCATGCACCGAGGCCATCGCATCCTCTACGTCTCGGGGCGCGAGGCGGTCTGTCGTGACGATACGCTGACGTGGCTTGACTCCTACGACATCGGCATCGGCGACGACACCGAGCACGCGCTCTACATGCGGCCGACCGGCGACTACCGCGCCGACACCATCGTCAAGCGCGAAATCTACGAGCGCGACATCGAGCCGCACTACTACGTGTGGCTCGTCCTCGACGACAGAGATTCAGTAGTCGAGATGTGGCGCGGGCTCGGCCTGACGTGCTTGCAAGTCGCGAGAGGAGATTTCTAATGGACGTTCGGATTCAACGACTCCCGCAACTCTGGTGCTGTTGGGATGGGTGTCATACCGGCGGACAGTGGGGCGTATTTGACGGTGATGAGTTCGTCGGCGACTTCTGCAAGCGTCACGCCGATGCGGAGAAACGGCGCATCGAGAGGGGTGACTAATGGCGCTTCTCAACTACACCACGAAGGTTCCGACGTCGACGACAATCGGAGTCGTTACACGCCTGCTCGTTAATGCCGGGGCGCGTCAGGTCATGACAGAGTACGACGAGGCCGGTGAGCCGAGCGGTCTTACGTTCTCCATCGTCACCTCATTCGGGGTTCGCGGGTTCACGCTTCCAGTACGTGCCGAGGCTATTGAGCAGATTCTCGAACGAGATGTGACCGACCGTCGCTATAGGGGCGTAGAGCAGTCGCACCGCGTCGCGTGGCGCATTATCAAGGATTGGCTCGAGGCGCAGTTGGCGCTCATCGAAACGGAGATGGTCACCTTCGACCAAGTGATGCTTCCCTACATGAGGACACTCGATGGCGGCACGATGTACGACGCCTACCGCGAGGGACTCGGTACACAGCCCGCTCTAGGGACAGGCGCCTAATGGCGACCGGGTGGACGTGCGAGGCGTGCCCCGAGCGCGGCGAGGGCGACTCGACCGTCGCGATGTACGAGGAGGCCGAGGCGCACAAGGCCGAGACGAATCACGGCGTCAAGGTTCACTACCTCTCGCTCGACGAGTTCCGCGTTCGACGCGCGCACAAGAAGTTCGTCGAGTCGCGCGGCGGTCGCGAGTCGCGGCTCATCGCGGGACCGCCGCCTGACTTGTTCTCGGTCGTGACGTCATTCTCCGCTCCGCTCCTCGACGTCGACCCGTCGGCGAACGACACCATCGGCGACGCCGTCTCCCCGGCGTTCGACCATCACCGGACGCTCCTCGACGGTCCGAACGCCGTGCATCACGACGACCCGTGGACCTCTCACGCCGCCGCGATGAAGTCGCTCGCGAAGTCGAAGGGCAACCGACGCCGGATGCTCGAGGCATACCGGACGTTCGGGCCGATGACCGACCACGACGCGGGAGCGGCCGCGAACGTCGTCACCGAGTACGACGGGCCGAGGACCGCGACGTGGCTTCGCAAGCAGGGTCTCATCGAGTTCACGGGCGTCGTCGGGCGCTCGCCTCGAGGGAATCCGGCCAACCTCTCGCAGATAACGTCTCTCGGCGCGAGGGCGCTCGCGAATGTAGACTCGAGTAGCAGTTCAACCATGCAGGGGAAAGGGTAATTATGGCGTACAACGACGGACCGGCGGAGGTCGACGTGAATCGCGGACTCGTCACGAGTCACGACTCGCTCTCGGAGCAACTCAAGGTGCTCGCCGAGGACATCACGGCGCTCGAGCGTCGACTCGAGCCGGTGTTACGAGAGGAGAAGCAGAAGGGCGACGTACTCGCGCGCGCGCTCGTCGACGGCATCTCGCCGCTTCACGCGAAGGCGGAGCAAGCCGTCAACGAGGTCCGATGGCTACGCGCTCGCGTTCAGGAAATCGACTCGCGGGTGGCGCTGTGACGCCGGTCGAGCCCGTCGAGCCGGGTGCCGGACTCGGGAAGTACAAGGGCCACCAGATAACGGGCACGAGCATCGTGCTCACGAACCTCGGCGACGGTCTCTCGAAGGCGGTCGAGGTCGAGCCGCTCATCGTCAAACTAAACGACGTCGTGTTCATCGCGGTCAAGGCGAAGAAGGTCAACGACAAGTACGTCCTAGAGGTCGACCAGAAGTCGGGCAAGGTCATGGGCGTCGAACTCGTGCAGACGTTCTCGGCGACGGCGGCGACGTTCGCGGACGAGGCTCTCGTCTCGGAGGCCATCGAGTCGATGAGTGAGCGCATCCGCAAAGAGGAGGACGAGCGCGCCGGTCGACTGACCCTCGGCATCGGCTCGCTCGACGACGCGAGAGCGAAGAAGGACGCGGCGTCGAATGGCTAACGCGCGCGTCCCGAGTCGCGAGCGCGACCTCCGACGGCTCGGCGAGATTGCCGACGTCCTCGACGAGGCGAAGCGTGCCGTACGCGAGCGCGAGACCATCTGGCTCCGTCGACTCGAGGTCGCCGACTGCTCGCAGAGCGACCTCGCTCGCGAGTCGAGGGTGACCCGGGCGATGGTCCAAAAGGCCAAGCGGGACGCCGAGGGGTAGGGCGAGTCCCGGGGTTTCTCCGAAGAAATCTTGAGAACCCGGTGATTTAGCGGGGTCTCGGGAGGGCGGTTCGAGCGCGCGTCACTCGGGTCGCGTATACTCGGGTATACGGGGAACCCCGGGAAGTACCTTGGACAGAGGAGTCAGAATGACCGTAGTTACCGAAACCACCACCGAAGTTACCGAGCCGAGCCTGCACCTCGAGTCGGCCGAGACGCTCGAGTTCGTGTTCGTCGCGAGCGCGAAGCAGGACGTAGCGATGAACGAGGCCGGGCTCGTCGCCGACTACGCGGGAGGGTGGAGGTATCCGAAGGGCACCGCGAAGGCGCGCTACACCATCAACGCGACGAAGGTCGGCACCTACTCGCTCGCGCTTGGCAAGGTCGTCAAGTCGAACGAGTCGATGCGCCGCTCGGCGAACGCCTGCATAAAGGCGCTCGTCGACGGCTTCGCCGAGGCGGTCGACAAGATGGAGCAGCGAAACGCGAGTATGGTCCGCGCTGCGCAGTACGAGGTCGCTCAGTCGCGTCGTACGTTCGAGTGGCACGTCGAGTACGCCGCGAGAAACGGCGACCGAGTCCAGGCCGACGCGTTCCACGGAGCGACGAAGTCGGCCGCGCGGTACTCGTACTCATTCGCTGGCGTCGAGGTTTCGGCGTTCGCGAAGATTGCCAAGGAGGGCGACGTCGCGAAGTACGGTGACACGTTCGCCGTCGAGGTCGGTCAACCGCTCGTCGGGTGGGAAATCGACGGCGAACCGTTCCGTGACCCCGAGGTCCTCTACGTCACGTTCCTCGAGGCGAAGGGCGCCGCCAACACGAAGTTGTGCGAGAAGGTTCTGGCCTACCGCGACAACGAAATCGAGCAGGGCGAGAGCATGATGCGCGCGCTCATCGCGGCCGGGTTCGACCCGTTCGCCGCCTGCGAGAAGGGAGGCGAGAACAACTGAGCGAAACGCGGCGCGCGACCACTTCGCGCCCGCGTCCACCGGGCCAGTAGTCCCGGTGCTGACGAGCAAATGACCCGTCTGAAATCTTGGACAAGGAGCATCACATGAACACAGGCATCAAACTCGAAACGCGGAACGCGAGTCTCTCAGACCTCGCCGACCTCCTCAAGGACCAGCAGGCCGCGAAGGTCGACCTCGTCGTGCCGATGTCGAAGTTGACGTCGCGCGACGGCGTCATCGCCGTCGACGGCTCGGGCGTGTTCACCGACCAGAGGTTCGCGCCGACGGCTATCGCCGACGGACACCTCGCCGAGAAGTTGGGCGTGCCGGTGACCTACCTCCGCAAGATGCGGGCCGGGCGCGTCGACCTCTACGACGCGAACGTCAACGGGTGGGCGAAGGGCTCTATCCACGAGGGCATCGCGGCGGGAGGCAAGGCCGACGCGCGCTCGGTGCTTCTGCGTACGTTCCAGTCGGGCGACCCGAGCGAGGTCGGCGTCTTGCGCGCGGTCCTCTCGGACAAGTACGGCATCATCGACAACTTCGACGTCCTCGTCGCGGCGCTCGAGGGCGCTCGTGACGCGGGCACCGAGGTCGAGGTCGTCGGGTGTGACCTGACCGAGACGAGGATGACGGTCCGCATCGCGGCGCCAGAAATCTTCACCAACGCGCCGGAGTTGCTCAAGGGCTACCGTAACCCGTTCGGCGGCGACGGCGTCTACGACCACTCGAACGGCCAGCGCCGATTCCTCCCGACGATTCCGCAGTGGGCGAAGGACAAGTTCGGCGCCGACGACAACGGCGTCGTGTTCGCGGGGCTCGTCCTCGCGAACTGCGAGACGGGCGGCGGGGCGTTCACCATCGTTCCCCGGTTCACGGTCCTCTCGTGCCTTAACGGGATGATGATGACGCAAGACGCGCTCCGCCAGATTCACCTCGGCGGGCAACTCGAGTCGGGCGTCGTCAAGTGGTCGGGCGACACGCAGCAGAAGGCGCTCAAGTTGGTCACGGCGCAGGCGCGCGACGCGGTCGCGTCGTTCCTCGACCGCGACTACATCGACGCCTCGCTCGCGAGGTTGGCGGAGAAGGCGGGCGTCGCGGTCACGAACCCGGTCAAGGCCATCGAGGTCGTCGCCAAGACGCTCTCCTTCACCAACGAGCAGCGCGACGGCATCCTCGACCACTTCATCCGGGGCGGTCAGGTCACGGCGGGCGGCGTCATGCAGGCGGTGACCTCGTTCGCGCAAACCGTCGAGTCGGCGGACGCGGCCTACGACCTCGAGGCGACGGCGGTTCGCGCGCTCGAGATTGCGGCGGCGCTCTAATGACCTCTGGGGCTCGTACGACCTCCCGGCGAAGGGCGGCGCCTTCGGGCGCCGCCCTCGCCGAGAATCGCCAAATAGGACCCGATGCGGGGCAACCGGCAGAGGTGGCCGAGGCTCGGGTCGGCTCGCGCATCCTTCGGGTGGGCGACGTCGTCCGCATCGAGGGCGAGCGGGGCACGTTCGAGGTGTTCGGGTTCCGCGTCGAGCAGGGCGCCATCGCGTGCGCCCGGGTGTTCGGCGGCGCGGCCGGTCGTCATCACTGGCGCTACTTCCGGCTCGAGCGCATCGGCGCTCGCAAGCGCACACCGAAGGAGGAGGCATGACCGACCTCCGGGCTTCGCTCGACCTACGTCCTGACCTCGCGGCGATACTCGTCGACCGCGAGGAGCAGGCTCGTCTTGACTCCGAACTCGACCTCGACCTCCGACGGGTCGAGGTCGAGTTCGGGCCCGAGATGGCTCGGCTCGACGTCGAGTTCGGCACGTCGGGCATCTCACGCCGCGAGGCGATTCGGCGAGGATGGGCGTCATGAGTGACCGCTACGAGCGCCTTGGGGACCTCCGCTACGTTCCCTACGACGGCGACGGCTCGTTCTCGTGGCCGCTCGACGTCGACAAGTGCCTCGCGTGCGGGTGCCTCGTCGACCATGACTTCCTCGAGAATCACGACGACCTCCACGGCTCGCCGTGTACGTGTGGCGCCGTCAAGATTCCGTGGGGCTCCGAGCCGGGCGCGACGCGCGTCGTCGACGGAGTCCGCCACCAGTCCGACGGGACACATTGCTACCGATGCGACGGTGAGCGATGAAGCGCCACGTCGACTACGTCGTGACCCTCGTCGACCGGACTAAGACGAAGCGCGTCGAGGTGGGCGCGCGGGCTCTCTATATCGACGCCGAGGCGCTCGGCCGTCGTCGCGAAGGAAACGGCCTCCACTACTCCATTAGCCGCCGCTCGGTCGCACCCGTCGAGCAACTCGAGGTCGCGATGCCGTCGCATTGGGACGTCCCGCTCGAGGCGTACCGCATCTATCACACCGGCCAACCAGAAGGAGAATCGACATGACAGACCAGACCACGACGCCGCCGACCGCCGCCGACCTCGCGAGGGCCGTCCAGTTCGCACCGGCATGAGCGCGCGGGTGCTCGAGTGAGTGAGATGTGCGGCGCGTCAAGTTGGCGCGCCGTAGCAAGGGCAAAGGGGAAATGATGTTTAGAACGGCAGATGACTATGAGGCGATGGCGCTCGCCGCGCTCGAGAACGCGTCGAGCACCGACGTCGATGGGATACGGGCGTACTACATCGGCGTCGCGCAGACCGACGCGACGCTCGCGCTCGCCTCGGCGACCGAGGCGCTGCGTAAGGTAACGGAGCGGTCGAGGGTATGAACTTTCAGGGAATGAGCGGCCCGTGGTGCGAATAGAGAGTGGGTACTAATGGTGTTGGACTTCTGTTGGGCTGCTCTCATTGTGGTATGTGTGGTGCAGATTCATGTAACTCTAAAAGAGTGGAGAGTTGATAAGTCGTGGGTCTATTTTGGTATCGCGTTCGGGTTGCTTGCTATTGCTGTTATCAGCGTCATGTTTGTGAGTTGGTACTGATGAGCGAGGCGGGTAGGGCGGCGAAGGCCGTAGTGGAGTTGGTGCTACAGCGTGTGGCCGACCTCATCAACTCACGCCAATGGCCCGAGCCCACCGTCTCGCTCGCCCGAGTGGTGGAAGTGCTGGAGGGCGAGAGTCGCCGTCAGGAAGTTGAGAACGGTGGGTAAGTTCAAGCCCCGCGTTAAGGGCTTCGTCGACTGGACGGCCGACGACCGGCTCCGGCTCGCCGCCGTTTGTCAGGCGCTCGGCGTCACTTTCGAGGAGTTCGTCCATGAAGCGACGATGCAGGCGGTCGACGAGGTCGAGGGACCGGACGGACCGTTCGGCATCTCGGCGCGAGTCCGCCGAGCAGGTGTCGAGGGCGCGGCTCTCGAGCGTCAGTCTGTACGCACCGTCGTTACGAACTGCACCTGCACCGATGACCCGAGGGCGCCGGGCCGCGTCCGCCTCGAGCACGGCCATTGGGCGAACCACCAGTGAAGCGTGACCGCTGGCGACCCGGGTGGTGGACCCGCTGTAAGAACCGTACCTCGACCGGCCGACAGTGCCGCCTCCACGCCGACCCGCCACACATGGAGCATCGCTGGTGGAACTCGAAGGGCACGACCGACCGATGGTGGGGACTGTGAGATACCACCACGGACGACCGCAGGGTCCGGCGCGCTCGCCCTCGCGATGGTCGAGCGACCTCATCGACTACCCGGACCTCTCAATCCCGGCGCTCTCGCCCGAGGAGTGGTTCACCTACGAGAACAATGTCCGCGCCGCTCTCGGTGTCGCGCCGCTGACCGGCCGACCATGACAGGGCCCGAGCAGCGGATGGCTGAGTTCGCCCGGGTCCATAAGGAGAACGAGGACGGCCTCGCCCGGATGGACGCCTCCTACGCGGCGGTCCGGGCTCTCGTCGTCAAGGGCAACGCGAAGAAACTCGAACGGGTGCTGGCGCCATGACCGCGTATCGGCGAATCATCCTCGAGTGTGATAGGTGCTACACCATCTACGACGACCCCGACTCGACGTCGCGCGCCGAGGCAGTCCTACGAAGCGGCTGGAAGTGCGAACCTGACGGCACTCACCTGTGCGTAAGTTGTCAATCAGCGGCCTACCGCGCGACGCGGGCTCGACACGAAGCCCGTCGAGCGAAACTCCGAGAGTACGAGTCGACGCCGCACTCTCTCTCGCTCGAGGACCTCATACGTCTCGCGCCGAAGGGTGTCACACAGCCGTAGCGGCACACAGTAGAGTCACTGGAATGACCGCGCGCAAGACGACCACGACCGCGAAGAAGCGCACCGCGCCCTCGCAGCAACCGGCCGCTCGACGCAAGCACCCCACGCCCGAGCCCGGCAAGACCCGCGCCTACGACTCGACTCACCGTCACGTCCTCAACGCCGAGCGGCAGAAGATGCTCCTCGACGCCATCACCATCGGGACCCCGCTCAAGACGGCCGCGCTCTACGCCGGTATCGAGAACGAGACGCTCCGCAAGTGGCGTGCCCGAGGCGAGGACGCTCAGAACGTTCCACCGGGCAAAAGGTCGCCGACCGAGCGGAAGTACGCGGATTTCGTTGGTGCGCTGGGCCGGGCTCTCGCGACGGCCGCCCATCAGGCGCAACTCACGGTCACGCGCAACATGACGATGCCGCTGACCCGGCCCGAGGTCGTACGTCGAGCCGACGGGACCGACGAGGTCATTCAGGTCCCGGTCTCGGTCGAGGAGCGCCGCCTCGCGCAGCAGGCCGCGCAGTTCCACCTCACGCACCGCTCGGGTAAGCCCGAGACCGACTCCTCGTACTCCACGCAGACCCGTACCGAGGTCACGGGCGCCGACGGCGCGCCGCTCGAACTCTCGGCGGAGAAGGCGTGGGAGCGCATCTCGAACCTGCTCTCGACCCGGCTCGAGCCCGACGATGAAGCATGACGAGTTCGAGGCGACGTTCGCGTTCACGCCGTCGGCCGACCAGTGGTCGGTACTCACGGCCGCGCCCCGAGCCCTGCCGTGCCCGTCGTGCGCTGGCCCGGCGGTCAAGGGTCACTTCGCCGTCGGCCGAGGGTTCGACATCGAGCATGAGGTCACGCGGGTCTACTGCTTCTACTGCCTGCTCGACATCAACACCTGCGACTCGCACGGCGGGACGGTCGTCTCGTGGGGCATGACGATGTACGTCGCGGACGACGAGATGCGGAGACCGGACGAGTGAGATGGTTCCGGCGCCGACGGGTCGAGCCCGAGCCGGTCGTGTTAAAGCCCGTCCCGCTTATTGATAAGACCTTCCCAACGTGGGCGACGAGGAAGCGTCCGCTTATCGACGCGCTTCCGTCCTTCGCTCCGGCGCTCGGCGGCAACGTTCGCGTCGGTATTATCTGCCACGTTCCGCGCGTACGCCGCATCGACGAGCGAGGCGTCTCCTGTGCCTGAGTCGCGTCCCATCTCCGTCCGTGCTCCCGCCGACCTGCACGAGCGCATCGAGTCGCTCGCCGAGCGCGACGGCGTCACGAAATCGCAGTGGGTCATCACCGCGCTCGAGATACAGGTCGAGGCGAACGAGTCCGCTGATATCCATACGCCCTCCGTCGTGCGCGACTCGCTCCCGTCTAGGGTCGGCTTGCGGGTGAGGATGCCCGAGGGCGTCGTGAGGCCGATGAGATGAGGAGACCATGACCACACCGACCTACGCTCGAGTGAAACTCGACAAACTCACCCCGCACCCGCGCAACGCCCGTCAGGGCGACGTCGGCGCCATCGTCTCGTCGCTCGAGGCGCACGGCCAGTATCGCGCGCTCGTCGTGCAGAAGTCCACCGGCTACATCCTCGCGGGGAACCACACCTACCGGGCGATGCTCGCGCTCGGCTGGAAAGACGCGCATGTCAACTACCTCGACGTCGACGACGAGACCGCGCTGCGTATCCTGCTCGTCGACAACCGCTCGAGCGACCTTGCGACCTACGACGACGACGCGCTGGCGTCGCTGCTGCGGGAACTGGCTGGGACCGAGACCGCTCTCGTCGGCACGGGGTTCGACGGCGACGAACTCGACGCGCTGCTGTTTCGGATGGCGCGCGATGCGGAGGTCAACGCGCGCCTGCTGGCGACCCCGAATGACGTCCCGGCCGTACCTGCTACCCCGCGTACGAAAGAAGGCGACGTGTGGGCGATGGGGGGGCACACGGTGCTATGTGCTGACGCCACGGACGGGGAATCGGTCAAACGGCTCATGGGCGGCGGCGTGGCCGACTGCTTGTGGACCGACCCGCCCTACGGGGTCAGTTACGTCGGCAAGACGAAGGACGCGCTCACCATCGCGGGCGACGAGGCCACCGGTCTGCTTAAGTTGCTTGAGGCGGCGTTCGCGAACGCCGCGATGGTGCTGGCGCCCGGTTCGCCGTGGTACATCGCCGCTCCATCGGGACCGCGTTGTCTCGACTTCCTCGACGCGCTCCGCAATACCGAGCCGATGCGACTTCACCAGATGCTGGTGTGGGTCAAGAACACGATGGTGCTCGGGCACTCGGACTATCACTACCGCCACGAGTTGGTGCTCTATGGATGGACCGCTGGCGTCGGTCGCGCGGGACGGGGAATGCACAAGGGCACCAAGTGGTACGGCGACGACAGCCAGACCAGCGTGCTCGAGTTCGACAAGCCCGCCGCCAGCGAACTGCACCCGACCACGAAGCCGGTCGGCCTCATCGAGAAGTGCCTGTTGAACAGCACGAAGAACGGCGACGTCGTGCTCGACCTGTTCGGCGGCTCTGGCTCGACGATGATTGCCTGCGAGCAGATTGGGCGGGTGGCGCGGGTGATGGAGTTGGACCCGCGCTACGTCGACGTCATCGTCACCCGGTGGGAGCAGGCCACGGGCGAGAAGGCGAAGCGCGAGCGGCGGCGCAAGTAGCGATGAACGTCGTCATCGTCCTCTACGATAACGGCGAGTCGGCTCGACTCGAAGCCGAGGGCGTCGACCATTTCGTCCTCTGCTCCACTCCTCGCGAGAGTGATGCGCTCGTTCGGGCCGGTCGGGTCCACCCGTTCCGGGTCGTGATGATGAACGCGGCTGGCGCCTCGAAGTGGGAGTTCGCGATGGGGATGTTCAACGTCGGCGAGACTGCGACGATTCTCTCGGACGGCGTCGAGTACACCGTCACGAAGGAAAGGTCGCGTGAGTGACCTACTCGGCCTAACGAAGCGCGAGTTCGCGCTGCGGTGGAATTCGATGTCGGCCGTCGAGCGACAAGACGCGATGGCGGCGATAGAGGTCGTCGAGCGCGCCGGTCAAGACCCGACGCCCGCCACCCTCGCGAAGCGCCTCGACCCGTCGACCATTCAGACGCCCGCGCTCACGCTCATCGACGCCCAACTTGTCAAGGTCGCCGAGGGCATCGAGAACATGTATCGACGCCGCGTGCTCCTCACCGAACTCACCGACTCGGGTATCCCCGTCGAGACGGCGACCGAGATGGTTAGAGAGGAGATACCCGACGTCGGCGTGCTCCGGCTCATCATCAACATGCCGCCGCAGGAGGGCAAGTCGCAGCGCGTCTCGAGGTACGGGCTGCTTTGGCTCCTACGACGGTTCCCGACGCTCCGGGCCGGTCTCGTCTCCTACGACGGCGCGAACGCGACGACCTTCTCGTATCAGGTCCGCGCCGACATAGAACTGTTCAACGGTAGGGACGAGCCGTTCGACCTCGGGCTACGACTCGCGCCCGACCAGAAGGCGAAGTCGAGGTTCCTGCTGACGCGCGGCGGCGGCGTCTACGCCATCGGCATCGGCGGTGGTCTCACCGGCCGACCGCTCGACCTCGGTCTCATCGACGACCCGACGAAGGACTACCGCGACGCCGAGTCGTCGCTCAAGTCGGACAACTCGTGGGTCTGGTGGCAGACGACCATGAAGCCGCGCCTCGCGCCGTGGTGCCCGGTCATCGTCGTCTCGACCCGCTGGCACGAGTACGACCTCACGGGGCGCCTCGCGCTCAAGCAACTCGAGGACGAGGCGGCGGGCGTTCACAACTACGACAAGTGGACGGTCCTCAACATCCCGGCCGAGGCCGAGGGCGACGACGACCCGCTCGGCCGCGAGCCCGGGGAGTTCCTCGCGTCGGCTCGAGGCCGCACGACCGCCGACTGGCAGGCGCTCAAGCAGGGCATGGAACCGCGATTCTGGACGTCGCTCTATCAGGGTCGACCGGCGCCCGAGACCGGCGACATCTTCCTCAAGGAGTGGTGGCGCACTTACGACGAGGTCATGTGGGTCAAGAAACTCGACGGCACGTTCCGCGTGCCCGGGTGGGAACTCTCCCAGTCGTGGGACTTCGCCTTTCGCGACACGAAGCACTCGGACTACGTCGTCGGTCAACTGTGGGCGAAGAAGGGCGCGGAGTCGAGGCTCATCACGCAGACGCGCGCGAGATTGTCATTCACGGCGACGTGCGACGCGATACGACGGTTGTCGCATCTGTTCCCCGAGGCGCGGCGCAAGATAGTCGAGGCGAAGGCGAACGGCGACGCCATCATCGACGCGCTGCACAAGGAAATCCCCGGCATCATCGCGGTCACGCCCGACCAGTCGAAGGAGGCGCGCGCCCGCGCGGTGACGATGTTTGTACGTGCCGGGAACCTCGCGCTGCCGTCTCCTCGAGTCGCGATGGCCGACCCCGAGATTGCCTTCTCGCCGCTCGACTTCATCGCCGAGCACACGTCGTTCCCGAACGGCGCGAACGACGACCAAGTCGACTGCACGACGCAGTACCTCAAGGTCATGTACCTCGAGGGCGGCGAGGGCACGTTCGAGTCACCCGTCGGCATCGTCCTGCAAGGTAACCTCGCACGTAGCCGACCGACGAAGGGAGTGCCGTTGACGCCGATTCAGATGCGCCTCGAGCAGAAGCGCAAGGCGGGCGTGCTGTGACCGACCTATTCGAGGCGAAGGCGCTCGTGCTCGCGGCGTTCGCTCGAGGCCCGGCCATCATGCTCGAGGAGCGCGACCGCGACAAACGGCTCGTCAGTTTGCTAACCGTTGTCGAGATGGAGTGGGAATCGACGCAGCGCGATGAGCGCCACGAGCGCCAATCGAGCACGGTGACCTCCATTCACGTCAAGGGCACCGTCGCCTCGGTCGGCCCGGTCGTCGACGCCTCTCGAGGCAAGGTCAACTGGACGCGCATCTTCGCTGACCTCCGTTCGAGACCCGGCTCGCAGATAGAGGTCCTGTACGACAAGATGCGCACGGCCGTCGTGCGCGCGTCATACATCGAGCAGCACAACGACGATTTAGTCGCGGTCGCCGAGCACCGGGGCGACCGCGCGGTAGTCATCCTCGCGGTCGTCGTCTAGTTCCTGTAGAGTCTCGACGAACGAACCGCAACCGAGCGGTCAACGAAGGAGCGTCACACAATGGCACTAGACAACTCGGAGCGGCTGCTCCTCATACTCGAGGCGGCGGAAGAGGTCCCCGCTGCCGTGACCGCGACCGACGTCTCGACTACCGCCGTGGCCGTGGCGACGACCGTCTCGACGCAGACGACGCCCTACGGTTTCACGACCTCGGCGCAGGCCGACGCGCTCGTAGCGCAGGTCAACGCGCTCGTCGCGGACAACCTCGCCAAGACGACGGCCATCAACGACCTCATCGACGACGTCGCCGCGCTCCGCGCGTACCTCGTCACGATTAACACCGCCGCAACCACGGCGTAGTGTCGTCGTGCTCGACGACGACGAGGTCATGGTGAGGGACGTGTTCCCGGCCGAGGTGTCGCTCTCTGACGGGCGGCTGTTCCGTCAGGTGCGCGTCATGGTCACCTCGCACCGCGTCGTCGCATGGAAGGCGAACGCCGAGACGATGAAGCCCGAGGTCGTGCTCAACGAGCGTATCCACTACACGTCATCGCCTCGCTCTCGTGGCTCGCTCAATATCGACGAGCGCATCGAGGTCCACTCGGAGAATTTCACCGGCTCGATTAACCGAGGGAAGGGGTGCGGGTGCGGGTCGACCGGCCTGCTCCTTAAGGCGCTACCGACGGCGGCGCCGTGGCAACGAAAGGTCAACGCATGAGCGCACAAGACAACCCCGAGCGACTCCTCGCGTTTATGAACGCGGCTATCGAGGCGGGTGCCTATGACCCGAATACGGAGACCTTTGTCGGTGGCGGTGGTACGACATTTAGCGGCACAGGTACGCCGAACGCTAAGGGTGCTTTCGCCCTTGCGGGCGCGGCCACGATTCCGCTCACCGTTGTCGCGGGTGTCAATGACACATTCATCCATACACCGATTGCGACAGGCATCCCGAATACGCTGACCATCGCGCCGGGCACCTATAACTCGTTGCAAGAATTGCAAGTCGCACTCACCACCGCGACCGGCACCGTCGAGGGCTTCAACGCAATCTTCTACACTTATCTCTTTGGTTGGGACCAAGAAAACATGGGGTCGCTCTACGTCTACGCAAGAGCGACGGGCACTGCCAATAATGGGGACACCCTCACCTCTGGTCCGACTGACGTTCTTGCTGAACTCGGCTTCACTTCGCCCGTGACACTTTCCGGTGGACAGGTCGGGCAGGTCGGGGCGTTCGGACAGTCGTATAAAGACACGACGACTGGCGCGATATTTATGCAGTCCAACACAGGACCCGACGCCATCGGATGGTACTGCGCCACGGGCATCTCCGACCTCCTCGCGTGGAACCCCAATGGGTTATTCCCCCATACCAACGGTGATTACTCCACCGCACACTGGGTGGTGGAAAGCGGCGACAGCGGCGCTGGCTATCTGAACATGAACCCCGATGGCTCGCTCGTTCTGCCGCATTCCGGTGGTTCCATCTACGCGATTCGCGGTGTTCCGACCTTCACGCCGAGGTTCGGCAATAACGCACTCTGCGTTGATACCACAACCGGCATTTGGTATCACTGGAACCATCCCGGCTGGGTCGCGGCATGAGCATCACACGCGTCGCACTCGAGGGCAAGTTCATCAACGCCGACGGCTCGCCCGCGAGCGGGACGATATGCGCCCGGCTCAACACCGAACTCTCGAACACACCCGAGACGGTCTCGCCGTCGGTGATATGCGGGCTGCTCGACGGCGAGGGTCGTATCATCGGGCAGGACCAACGCGCGCTCGTTCTCTACGCGACCGACGACGCGGGCACCTATCCGGTCGGCTCGACGTACACGCTGACGCTCGAACTCGACGGCGAGATGCCGGTGGAGTTCGCCACCCCGGTTCCGCACGCTCCGGCTGTCTGGGGCGGACTGGTCCCGGTGACCTGTCAGGACCCAGCGGCGACCACGACCATCAGCACCGAGGTGGTCCAACTGGTTCATCTGGTGGCCTCATTCTCGATGGTTGGCGCCACTGTCACGGGCAACCACTTCACCGGTTCCGTCACCATCACTGCGGTTGACCCTGCGGCGAACACCATCACGGTTAGTGCCAATGCCACTACATCTGGGGTGGACACCGCGCTGACCATCGCCGGTGGCTGTGTGGAGTTGGCGGCACTTCGAGAGAATGCGCTGTAGGAAAGAGGAATCATGCCCGGGCCAACCGACAACTTTGAGAAAGTCTTGGAGTTCCTTCAAGCGGCGATTGCTGCCGGTTCCTATGACCCCGTGACCCACGTATTCACTCCGGGCGGTGGTTCATTCCCGACATTCACTGGCACGGGCTCACCAGAAGGCGTGCAGACCGCGACAGCGATTGGTCAGACCTATCAAGACTCAGCGACGGGGGCGCTCTACTTCTACTACGGGACGCCACCGAGCAACACTGGCTGGATTCTCACGATTGGCTTAGTTGTAAGTAGTAGTGACAAGTTTCCTTCGCTTCTTCCGGAGTTGACCGGCACATTTCTCTGCACGCAAGACGGCTTCACGCAGTTTGGCCCGCAGAAGGGAAATACCGTAGGTCATGACAGTTACGAGTTCTACTTCAACAACACCTACTACTGGGAACTGCACGCAGGTTCTGGTAGTCCTCAAGGGGTATATGCGCTTGGCGGGGTTGGCAACTGGTACTACGACGCGACCAATTTCGATTTGTACATCGCGAAGGCCGCTGGCGACTCACACTGGACGAAGATAGTCGCAACCGGAGTTGATGGCACGACGACCCTCCCCGGCTCAATAGCCACGCCCGTCGTTACCGAATCCGCGCCCTACTCGATGGTCGGCAACGAGGCGGTCATCCTGACGAACTCCAGCGTGACTCTCCCCCCACCATCCGCCTACCAGAACTTCCAGTACACGGTAAAGGACAATGGCGCGGGAACGGCAAGTGTGCTGCATAACGCTGCCGAGACTATCGATGGTGTCGCATCCAAGTCACTTATCGCCTATGAATCAGTCACCGTCGTCTCAGACGGCACGAACTGGTTTATCATCTAAGGAGCAGAAATGAGTCACCCAACAGGCGTTCCCATCGTCCGTAAGTTCCCCTTCGCCTTCAACACCCCGAACATCTTGACCGGAGCGAGCCTCTACACCCCAACCATCGGGGATATCCTGCTCGATGCCTGGATTGAGATTGACACGGCGTGGGATGGCATGACGCCTTTGGGCGACGTTGGACTTTTTCTCTCTCACATCCCGGGGTTGTTTCAAGGCGCGGCTGGCGCGGCTGTGCCAATGAACGTGGCAGATACGCTGATTCACGGTGAAGGTCCATTGGGTGGTCAAAGCATGAATGACCTGCACACCGCTGACGCACTAGGTCAAAGTTTAAACGGGGTGGCCGTGCTGCCCGTCCCGGTTGCGGGGGCATCGCTCACCTTGGCCACGCCGTCGCCTTTCGCCAATGGTGTTCGAGTCGTTCCCTCGAAGTTCCAGAGTGCCAACCCCATCAAGGTCGTCGTCTCCCAAGATGGCACCACAACGGGAGGCGACCCCGGCTCGACTGTCGGCAGCGCAATCCTCTACCTCGTGACGGCGACACCCGCATGACCCTCTCGTTCGCCGCTCTGGTCGTGCTAGGGCTCGCCACCTATCGCCAAGCCCGCCTCGTCGTCGACGACGACATTCTCGCGCGGTTCCGCGAGTGGCTACGGCGGCTCTCGTTCACCGACTACGTCAAGACCGACTACGCGAGCGGCGCGGTCATCGCGCAGAAGTCTGACGTCGACCCCGACTCGAGGTGGCGGTTCGCGTTCAAGGTCGCGACGTGTCACTGGTGCATCTCGGTCTGGCTCGGCGCGGCGAACGTCGTGCTCTGGCACTACTTCTCGTCGTGGTATCAGTACCCTTGCTACGCGCTGGCGCTCTCGGTCGTCTCGGGCAAACTCGCCGAGTGGAGTCACTAGATGGCCGGGAGTCGCGAGCAGGGTTGGCAGAAGCAGTCCACCCGCACGGTCGACGGGCACAAACTCCGCGTCCTCACCGCCGCCGCAACCCGCGTCAACATGTCGAACCGCGCCGAGATTCTCCGGCAGCGAGGCGTCCGCCAGATATGGCAGACCGACGGGTTCTCCTACCGCAACTCCATCGGTGAGATTCGCTACGCGCTGAACTTCCTCGCGAACTGCGCCGCTCGTATGCGCATCTTCATCGCCGTCCTCCCCGACACAGGCGAGAGCGACACGCCCGTCGACATCGACGAGTTCGCCGCGTCGAACCCGGGCCTCGTCCCGACGGAGATTCTCGAGGCGTGTCACAACGCCATGAGAGACTTCGGCAACGGTCGCCTCGCGCTCGCCGGTCACATGCGCGCGACCTCGACGAACCTCTCTATCGCGGGCGAAGGCTTCGTCCTCGGTCAAGAGGACCCGCTCACGGGCGCGGCGACGTGGTCGATTCGGTCTATCTCCGAGGTCGTCGTCTATAACGACAAACTCTGCCTACGCGAGGGGCCGGTCGACTCGACGGGGATGCTCGGGCTCGTCGAACTCGACGAGGAGTTCACGAGCGTCTCGCGGTTCTGGAACCCGGACCCACAGTTCCGTATTCTCGCGGACTCGCCGATGCGCGCGATTCTGAACGAGTGCGAGGCGCTGCTCATTCTCCGCCGGATGATTCGTGCGACGGGCCGCTCGAGGCTCGCCGGTCGAGGGCTGCTGCTCTGGCCGGAAGAACTCTCGCTCGGCCCGCAGACCGACGACAACGATGACCCGCTCGCCGACCCGACGATGGAGCGGCTCGCGATGTTGATGATGACGCCTATCTCGAATGAGGGCGACGCCTCGAGCGTCGTGCCGGGAATCGTACGCGGCCCGGGCGACATCCTCGACAAGATTCGCCACCTCAAGTTCGACGACTCGTTCGACCAGCACGCGGGCGCCACCCGCGACGAACTCGTCGGCGTCATCGCGACCGGCCTTGACGTGCCGAAGGCCGTCGTTCTCGGCATGGCTGATATGAACCACTGGACCGCATGGCAGGTCTCCGACGACACGTTCCGCGAGCACGTCGAGCCGCACGTCATCACCATCGTCGACTGCCACACCGGGGCGTTCCTCCGGCCGTACCTCGAGACGTCGAACCTTCCGCCCGCGCTCGCCGCGTCGTGGATTCCGAGGCTCATGTTCTGGTACGACCCGACCGAACTCGTCACTCACCCCGACCGCACCGCGAACGCGAAGATGCTCCACGACTCCATCGCTATCTCCGACGCGGCCTACCGCGACGCGCTCGGGTTCACCGACGACGACGCGCCGTCGGCCGAGGAGATTGAACTGCGTATGGTTCGCAATACGCGCAACTGGCCGGTCAACGCTCTCGTCTCGCTGCTGCACACGCTCGACCCCGCGCTCAACTTCCCGGCCATCACGCAGACGGGCATGATTCCCGGGCTCGCGGCCGGGCCGGGTGGCGGCGTGCTCGTACCCGCCGTGCTGACGCCAGACGGCTCTCAGGCGTCCCTCACGGGCACACCGGCCGACCCGACGGGCAACGGCGCACCCGTCGCCGTCAACGGCCCGCCAGACGCCGCAGCGGCCGCTCTCGTCGCCTCGGCCGCGCTCGCCTCGCCCGACGGTCGAGCGGCGGGAATCCGCGCCGTCCGGTACAACCTGCTCACGCTGCACAACATCGACCCGTACAAGGTGGCCGAGACCGCCGCGCGCACCGACGAGTTCGTCACGACGAGGGAGATGTTCGCCGAGGGCTTCGCGAAGATGGAGGCCGCGCTCGGCGCGAAGATGGAAGCGTTCATGGCGACGGAGAAGCGCGAGCCCGAGGCGCTCGTCGCGTCCGCCGGTCCGATAGAGGTTCGCCCGTCAGCCGAGTCCATCGCTCTCTCGCGTCGTCTCGCCGTCATCGACTCGCAACTGCGCGACCGGCTCGTCGTCGCCGCGAACTCCGCGATGCTCCGTTACCTCGAGAAGGTCGGAAACCAAGCCCGTCAGAAGGCCGCGCCTAACGCCGAACTCCGCGCGAAGGTCGCCCAATCTCGGGCCGAGCACGTGCTGACGTTGCTCGGTCGCGACGTCGTCGCCTCGATGAACCTCACCGCCGCCGCGCTTACCGGCAAGGAGTGGGACACGTTCAAGTCGCAGTTCTACTCGTGGACCGCGCAAGCGCAGGAGCAGGCGATGAAAACCTCCGCCAAACTCTCGGGCAAGTCGCTCACCGAACTCGTCGCCACGGTCAACACGCAGATGTTCGCCACGGCGCAAGACGCCTCGTGGGGGATGCTCGAGGCCGCGATGAACTCGCTCGCCCACTCGCTGCCCTACGCCGCCGACCCGAACCTCACCGAGGCCGACATCATCGCCGGTCTCAACCCCGACACCCTCGTACCGACCGGCACGATTCGCGCGGCGCTCGGCGCGGCCGGTGGAGCGCCGTCGACGCTGTTCGGCATGGTCCCGAATAAGGCGGGCGAGATGGTTCCCGGGGTTCCGCTCGGGGTTCCGCTCGGGGTTCCCGTCGGCGGCATCGCGACCGGCGCGACTATCAACGGCATCCTCACCGCGAACGGCGCGACGGCCTACTCCTACGAGTGGGTTCACGGTCCGAGCGCGCGGCCGTTCGACCCGCACGAGATACTCGATGGCACGGTGTTCTCCGATTGGACCGACCCCGCTCTCGCCAACGCAGGCGACTTCCCCAACAACTCGTTCTTTATGCCGGGAGACCACAACGGTTGCCTCTGCGACGCCGTCGCTCAATGGGTCACGCAGCAGGACGTCAATCAGGCGATGGCCGACGCCTACGGCGGGACACCCGACCAGTACGACGCACCGCCGGACCGGAGCGGCTCGTGGGTTAAGGACCCGACCGGCTCGTGGGTCCAGCCTCCGCCGCCGACGCCGGTCATCACTCCGAAGGTCGAGAAGGTCACGATACCTCCGACGAAGCCCGACTACGTCGCGACTCACGCGAAGGTCGTCGAGGGCAAGTCCCACGCCGTCGACGAGTACGGGAACTACCTAACGCCGGCCGACCTCTGGAAGAACCAGAAGGGCATCTATACGCAAGCCGTCGCGTCGCGCCCGGCGACGAAACTCTCCGACGCGCAATTCGCCGCGCTCCGCGCGTACACGATTGACTCGACGACGATGAACGCGTCGCTCTGGAAAGAGAACGGCCGCGCTCTCTACGGGCAGGAAATCAACACGAAGGTCTCGAACCTCAAGCGCGCCATCTCCGCTCAGCCCGTCTCGTCCGAGCCCGTCATCATCAAGCGCGTCTCTAAGATGCCCGCCGGTCTCCAAGAGGGTCAGTCGTTCGAGACCAAGACGTTCTGGTCGACATCGCTACCCGGCGGTCATTTCAAGACGCCCTATATCGAGGAGTGGACGATGTTCGCGGATATCCCGGCGGGTACGAAGTTCATGGACGTCAACGCCGTCTTTACGAAGCGCGGTGCGCGCGGCAATCTCGCGCACGAGGCCGAGGCGCTGTTCCCACCGGGCTCGAACTTCCGCATCGACGCCATCAACGTCAAGACGCGTACGATGAAGTTGACGTACATTCCGAAGGGGAGCAAGTGACGACTACGAACAACGACCCGATGAAGCACGAGGACGAAGGCGACATCGTCGGCGACGAGTCGAGGTGGCACGGCGAAGCACACGACATCGCCGTCACCTCCGAGCCGGACCCCGACTACAAAGGCCCGACGACGTAGGGACTCTCGCGCGTTGTCTACTCGGGTAGACGTCCTCGGCTAGACTCAACGAGTCGACTTGGAAGGGGAATCCATGAAGCACCGCGTCATCCGCAACATCACCGTACGACCGCCGGACGCGAGCCGCGCGCCGCGCTCGCACGTCAAGGTCGTCGAGTTCAGTCTCCGAGCGTCGGCTCCTCGGGGTTCCTACTTCGCGAAGCGGCCCGGTGAGGGGTAGAGCGCGCGGCCGCATCTCGGTCGCCGTCGCCATTGTCGCAGCATCCCTCTCACTCTCGGTCGGTCACGCCTCGGCGTCGACGCATCGCGCTCGACCGTGGTACGCGCCGCTGCTCGCTCTGCCGCATCGCGACCTCCTCATCGCCGAGTGCGTCATGCGGCGCGAGTCTCACTCGACGTTCACCTTCGCCAACATCGCCGACGACAACGGCAACGGTATCCACGAGAACCACGACCAAGGTCAACAGTCGGGAATCTTTCAGATGAGCAACGGTCCTCGAGGCGTGTGGGACCTCTATGCGCGCCCGGTGCTGCACGTCGTCATCTGGAAGGCGACCGCGTACCAACAGGCCGAGGGATTCATGCTCGTATGGCACGCTGACGGGTGGGGGCCGTGGCACGCCTTCGACGGGTGCTGACGTAAACTAGGGGCGCGTGACAAGCGGCGTCTCGAGCGACTCCCATCGCAAGGGCCGAACGAATACCCCGGTCGCCGAGAGGCGCCGGGGTATTCTTCGCTGGTGAAGAAGTCAACCTCGACCATTGACCCGTTGACCCGAGCCGCCGACGAATCGCGCTCCGCTCTCATCGCCGCGTTCAAGAACTCCGACCACGTTCATCTCTACGCCGCGCCCGAAACCGACGACATCACGCACGACACCGTCAACGAAGGCGACGACGCCTCGAGCGACGACCCGGTCACGACCGCCGTCACCGCGCTCGCCGCGCAACTCGACGAGGTCAAGAAGGCGCAGGCCGTCGACCCCGACGCCGCCGAGGACCCGAACGACGCCGCCGTCGCGAAACTCCTCGACCAACTCACGCCGCTCATGGCGCAACTCGTCGAGGCTCAAGCGAAGGACGACGCGGCCGACAAGCCCGCGCCCGCGAAGCCAGATGCGAAGCCGACCGCGAAGCCGACTGGTCAGGACACCGCAGGCGACGCGCCGAGCGGCAAGATGGCCGCAGGCCCCGACTCGAGTCAGGCCGACTCCGGCGACATCACCGACCCGGACGCGAAGTGCGCCGTGCAGGGATGCGCGCACCCGGCCTCGGCTCACGCCGACACCGAGCAGGGCGCGATGACGGGCGCGTGCTCGGAGTGCGCGCTCTGTAACGCTTTCGTCGACGGCTCGTCCGTCGGTACACCGTCAGACCCCGAGGGCGACGACGCCGACGGCTCGGGCGACGGCACGAACGGCGGAGGCGCTCACTCTTTGCATGGGGATGAGTTCGCCGACGGCGTGGGACCAGTAGCGGCGCCGGGTGACGACCCCGCCGCACCGTCTCCGGCCGACGCACCCGAGAAGTCGGTGAACGTCCCTCCGTTCGTGCCGGGCTCGTCGATGATGGGTCCGCAGTTCACGATTCCCGTCGCGATAGTTGAGGGCGCGCCGACCGACGACGGCCGCGAGGTCGCGCTCGACGCGCTCGAGTGGGGTCCGCCGCCGTACGCGCTCATGGGCCTCTCGACGTCGACGCACGACCCGATGGGGATGGACCAGAACGACCCCGCCGTCCTTATCGGTCGCATCGACTCATTCGAACGGGTCTCGGGCGAGAACGGCACGCAGGTCATCGTCGGCAAGGGCTACTTCCTCGAGAACGACGACGCCGCGTACTTCGCGGACCTCTTGAACCAGATGGGCCGACTGCCGGTCTCGGCCGACGTGTCGGTCCTCGAGCAGGAGGTCGAGGTCGGCGAGACCGATGAGTTCGGCTGGCCGATGGAGATGAGCCAGACCCTTACGAAGGGCGTCATGCAGGCCGTGACCGTGCTACCTCACTCGCCCGCGTTCTCGTCCGCGTACATCGTGCTCGGTGACGGCACCGGCAACCCCGAGCCCGTCGAGCAAGCCGCCGAGCCGGTCGTCGCGAGCGCGCAGCGCATCCACTGGATGTCATCGCTCGACGAGGGCTCGTGCCTGCCGTGCATGAGCGGCACCGACGCGCTCGTCGCGAGCGGCGGACCGGCGCGGCCTCCGGCGACGTGGTTCGAGGACCCGCACTTCGCCGAGGGCGACGGCCGTCTCATGGACATCATCGGCCTCGGCGAGTACGGCCAGATGGTGCAGGGGCGCGCGTGCCCGCTGACCATCACCGACGACGGCCGTATCTACGGCCACATCGCGCCGTGGGGCATGTGTCACATCGGGTTCCAAGGCGAGTGCATCCTGCCGCCTCGCTCCGAGAGCGACTACGCCCACTTCAAGCGCGGCCACATCCTCTCGGCCGAGGGCGAGCGTATCCGCGTCGGCATCCTGACGGCAGGCGTCGGTCACGCCGGGCTCCGCGACTCCGTCGGTCAGGTCATCGACCACTACGACAACACCGCGCTCCAAGCGGCCTACGTCAACTCCGGCGAGGACGAGTACGGGATATGGGTCGCGGGCACCGTTGCACCCGACGCGACCGAGGAGCAGATTCAGAAGTTGCGCGTCTCGGGCGTTTCGGGAGACTGGCGCAACGACGAACTCCGCGCCGCGCTCTCGGTTAACGTGCCCGGGTTCCCGATGGCGCTGACGGCGGCGGGCGGTCGACGGGTCGCGATACTTGGCGCGGGGTCGACGGTGATGTACCGCATGACGCACAAGGCCGCGCCTCTCGCGGCGACGCCGCCTATCGAGCCGGCGGGCGACTTGATGCTCCGCGCGGCGCTCGCACCATTCCTCACGGCGTCGAAAGACCTCGCCCGCAGGGAGCACTACGAAATAATGAAACTCGAAGCGCGTCGGCGCTACGAAGAAATGAAAGGTTAGGAACATGATTCTCGAACTCGGCAACACGAAGGCGGCGTACTACCACGACGGAACGAAGGAGATGGTCGCGCACGACCTCGACGGCGCCCCGACCGTGACCCGCATGGTTATCGGCCACCGCCTCGCCGAGACGTTCGACTACGACGTCGACGTCGTCGCGCACCAGAAGGAACTATTCAAGGGCATCGTCCGCAACAAGGGCGTCACGAACCACGTCGCCGGAGGCGCGACGAAGGTGCGCTCGCTGCAAGTCTCGACCGACGACGGCCCGACCGAGCACCACGGCGGCGCAGGCGCGCTCGAGTACGTCGTCCACCCCGACGGCGGCTTCTCGAAGAACTCGCTCGACGGCGCGCCGACGTGGGTCTACTCGCCCGACGACGAGGCGTTCGGTCGCATCGTCGCCGCGTGGTACGAGGTGCCCTACGGTCGGCCCGAGGACCTCTACGACACTCACTGGACGCACGACGCGGGCGCGCCCGGCGCGCACCTCAAGGGACCGCAGGCGCTCTTGGTCAATACCGGCCGCGACCTGTGGGCGAAGGGTCAGGGGATGTTCTCCAACGTCGTCGCGCAGCAGACCGCGACCGCCGCAGGCGCGACGAGTATTACCGCGACCGGTACACCGCTCACCGCGTCGGCCTACATCGGTTACATCATCGTCGACAACACGACCGGAGTATGGGCGATGATTCAATCGAACACGACCTCGGTGCTGACCGTCGACCGTTGGTACAACCCGGCGACCCCGGCGGGCGCCGCCGCGTCGAACCCCGGCGCGACCGACAAGTTCACCATCGTTCAGGCCGTCCCGTGCGCGCAGTTCATCGCCATCTCGACGACGAACTCCGCGAGCGTCTCGACCGATACGACGATGGCGGGCGAAATCGTCACGGCTGGCGGTGGATGCCTGCGTACGCAGGCGACCTACACGCACTCGGCGGGCACGAACGTCTACACGATGGGAAACACGTGGACGGCCAACGGCTCGGACACCGGCTCGCTGCCGTACGTCGTGGCTCGCATGGGCCTGTTCTCGTCGATGGTCGTCGCGGGGACGATTGCGATGTGGTTCGAGACGTTGTTCAACGCGACCGCGACGCTGACCGTGAGTGGTGACGCGATAACTGGTACTGACACCATCACCGGCTCGTAGCCGATGAACTCGCGCGGAGCGGTCGACCTCGCGCCCATCAAGGCGAAGGCGGAGAAGCGGCTCGAGTTGGGCCGCTTCTTCGACCCTGACCTCGAGGCGATGGCGTCGGTTGCGGCCGACCTCAACGCCGAGATGTACTCCGGCGGGTGGGTCCAGTTGCTTAACTGGTCGGCGCCCGAACAGGGGTCGGCGGTCGTGGCGAAGAACACCTACACGACCATCGCGGACATCGTGAACGTGCAGCGTGCGTTCATCCCCGCCGGGTCGCTCAATGTCGGGACGCTGCTTCGCACGAAGGTCTGGGGCACGCTCGGCTCGGCGGCGGGCACGGCCACCGCCACGCTCGCGGCGTACCTCAACGGGGCTGCATCGGGTGTCGCGCTCGCCACGGCGGCGGCGGCGACTCCTGCCACCTCAACGGTTAACGTGTGGATGGCTGAGTTCCTATCCACGGTGCTGACAATCGGTTCTGCGGGAACGATTCAGACGGTCGGACATGCGATTGGTCTTGGTGCCACCGCGACGACGAACATCATCATCCCCGCAACCCTGCCCGCTGCTTCGGCCATCAACACCACGCAGGCCAACAGCATCACCGTGGCGGTCGGCTGGTCCTTGTCAGCGGCGGGTAACACGTTCTCCGTGTACGGATTCTCCGTGGAGCAACTGAACTAAGGGGGGCTACCCGCCTTGGCAATTCTCCACGTTCAGTCAGTCGCGAACGCTTCATGGACAGCGGCGTCACCTGCCACCGCCGTTATCAACAACGTCGTTGTAGACAACTCGCTCATCATGACGTTCGCCATGCTTGGCACCTCGATGACGTTCGCCTCAACGGTGGTGGACGCCACTGGCGACGTGTGGGTCAAGTTACAGCAGACGAACCAAAACACTGCCTACAGCACGCAGGACAACGAAACATGGTGGCTGCCACACGCCAAGTTCGCGGGCACGCACACGCTCACCGTAACCTACGGCGGCACCCCCTACGCTGCGGTCGATACCCAATACACCCTTGACGAGTTCAGCGGAATCGAGGACAAGGACAGTTCGGCAGCGGTGGTGACTGGCACGGGCACATCTTTCTCGGCCACCACCGGGACCGCCACCGAAGTTGGCGACCTCGCCTACGTCATCGGTATCAGCCCGACGAATGGTGGCGTAAGCACTTTCCCATCAGCGCCGTGGACCAACGTCAGCGGGACCGCCTCGGCCGTAGTGAGTCTCCCTGCGTGGCAGGTGATGACTTCAAAGACTGCGGTCACAGCGACGTGGACGAAGGGCACTTCCTCGGCGTGGGCGACTCAATGGCTGCTATTCCGCCCACAGCCATTCAATAATCCGATTCAACCACCGCCCTTTAAGTTCGGCCCGCCCATCGGCCCGCCACCGCTGCGAGCATTGCTGTTCGGTCGGCCCACGCTATTCGGCGCGGGGCCGCCGAACGTCTCGCTCTCGGTCACGGCGACCGACTCCTCACTTAACGCCGACGCGGCCGTCGTCTCGAGCGCGCACCCGCGCACCGCCGCCGACGCGAGCGCGAACACGGACTCGGCCATCCATACGAGCGGACCGTACCTCCGAACCGCCTCAGACGCCTCGCTAAACGCTGACGCCGTCTTGCGCGCCTACGGACCGACTCGCACCGCGACCGACTCGAGCCTCAACGCTGATGTCGCGTCGAGCACGCGCAACCTCGGCCGCACGGCAACCGACTCGAGCGTGAACACAGACTCGGCGTCGCGCCTTCCCGCCGCTATCGCTCGGCTCGCCGTTGACGCAAGTCTCAACACCGACGTCGCGTCGAGCACGCGCTCGACCGTACGGACCTCGAGCGACTCGTCGCTCAACTCCGACTCGTCGGTCCGCTCGAACGGTCCCTACCTCCGTACCTCGAGCGACGCCTCGCTCAACGGTGACTCGGCGACGCTGGCCGCGCTCGCGCTCTCGAGGTCGGCCTCGGACGCCTCGGTCAACTCTGACGTCGCCGCCCGGACCCGAACCACCCCGAGGACGTCGACAGACGCCTCGGTCAACGTAGATTCGGCCACGAGAGGGCCGCAAACGGCCCAAAGGACCGCCTCGGACGCCTCGGTCAACGCTGACGCCGCACTACGGCTGTTAGGGCCGTCTAGGGCCGCTACGGACGCCTCGGTTAATGCCGACTCGGCGACCGCTCAGCGGACCCTCGGGCGGGTCGCGACCGACTCCTCGATTAACACCGACCTCGCGAGCCGCGCCGCGCAGACCGCGAGCCGCTCGGCGGCGGACTCAAGCACGAACGCCGACACCGCGACCCGGGCCATCTCGCTCTCGCGCCTCTCGAGCGACTCGTCGACGAACATCGACTCTGCGAACCGCTCGACGCTCTCGCTCACGCGCGTAGCGGCGGACTCGAGCAACAACACCGACTCGGCCAGTCGCGCGCAGGCGGTCACGAGGTCATCGACCGACTCCTCGGCGAACACCGACTCGGCCACGCGCGCCGCTCAATCCTTCGCTCGAGTCGCGGCCGACTCGTCTCTCAACTCGGACATCGCATCGAGGAGCGCGACCTTCGTGCGCGGGTCGACCGACTCGTCGGTCAACACCGACAGCGCGGCTCGAAGTATTCCCGTGACGCGAACCTCGTCGGACGCCTCGAGTAACAGCGACGCGGCAACGCGCGCGACGGCCATCGCGAGAGTGTCCGCCGATACGTCGGTGAACGCGGACGCCGCGTCTCGGTCCGTCGCTCCGTCGCGGTCCTCCTCGGACGCCTCGGTCAACTCGGACATCGCGTCTCGGACGGCCGAGTCGTTCTCACGCTCGGCGACCGACGGCTCGACCAATACCGATACCGCAACGCGCTCGGCGAGTCGGACTCGTACGAGCATCGACACGAGCCTAAACTCGGACTCGGCATCGAGGTCGTCGCTCATATTCGCTCGCACGGCTATCGACTCGAGCGTCAACGCCGACGCCGCGCTCATCTCGAGTACGCGCTCGAGGTCGTCGACCGACGCGAGCGTGAACACGGACTCGGCGAGCCGGTCGAACGTCTCGTGGTCGAGGTCGGCGGCGGATAGCAGCGCGAACGCCGACGTCGCCGGTCGCTCGGTCGGACCCTCTCGCTCGGCTACAGACTCCTCATCTAACACCGACGCCGCCACCCGCTCGACTCAATCGTTCGGCAGGTCGGCGACCGACCCGTCCCTCAATACTGACGTCGTGTCGCGCAGCCAAGCCGTTCTGCGCTCGGCCTCCGACGCGTCGATGAACGCCGACGCAGCCGCGAGGACCGCGTTGAGCATTATCCGCTCGACGTCAGACACATCGCTGAACACCGACGCGGCGGGCCGCACTCGGTCGACTTCGCGAACCTCGGCCGACCTAAGCCTTAACGCCGACGTCGCGTCGCGCTCGCTCGCCCTGACGTTGCGCTCGGCCACGGACGCATCGGTCAACACCGACGCGGCGGCTGCGCTCGGCTCGAGGTCTCGTTCGGCGACCGACCTAAGCCTTAACGCTGATGTCGCGTCGCGCTCGCTCGCTCGAATAAGGTCTGCGGTCGACTCCTCGACGAACGCCGACGTCGCGCTACGGACCGTCGGCTTTGGCAGGACCTCCGTCGACTCCGCTATCAACACCGACGTAGCGTCGCGCTCGTCGATAACGACTATCCGCGTCGCGTCGGACTCAAGCGTGAACGTCGACGTCGCGACGAGGCTCCGCGCATTAACGCGCACGTCGACCGACACGAGCCTGAACTCTGATTCGAGTGTTCGCTCAATCCCCGTTTCGCGAACGACCTCGGACAACAGCGTCAACACCGACGGGGTCATCCGTACTTTGAGCATCTCGAGAACCTCGAGCGATTCCTCACTCAACTCCGACTCCTCCGCTCGAACCCGCTCACTGTCCCGCATAGCGACCGACTCTAGCGTCGATACGGACTCCGCGACGGCCTCGTCGAGACACGCTCGGACGGCCTCGGATGTTTCTCTCAACGGTGACGCGGCGACCCGCACGGCGGAGTCGCTCACCCGCAGCGCCACGGACTCGAGCCTCAACGCTGATACGGCAACTCGAACCCCGTCGATAGCGCGCTCGGCCTCGGATGTCTCGACGAACGTCGACGTCGGTACGCGGTCCCTCTCCCTCGTGAGGGCCGCGTCCGACGACTCAACGAACAGCGACGCCGCAACTCGGGTCGCGAGTGCTTCTCGCGCTACCGCTGACGCGGCGACCAATTCGGATGCGGCGACGAGGGCTCGGTTCGCCGTTCGTCTCGCCGTCGACTCTAGCCTGAACTCGGACGTCGCGACGAGGGCTCTCACGGGCTCGAGGTCTGGCACGGACTCGTCGGAGAACACCGACTCGGTAAGCCGTGCGCTCGTCGAGGGCCGCGTCGTCTCGGACACCTCGACGAACGTCGATGCCGCCACCCGGTCAGGTGCTCCATCGCGGGCGGCGACCGACTCTAGCGCGAACGTCGACTCGGCGGCGAGGGCGCTCGGGGCCACCCGCTCGGCATCCGACGGCTCGGCCAACGCCGACGTCGCGACGCTCAGAACGGGTATCGCGCGTACTGCCGCCGATGCCTCGCTAAACGCCGACTCAGTAGTGAGGTCGGTCTCTCTCACTCGCTCGGCAACTGACGCGAGTACGAACATCGACTCGGCGTCGAGGTCGCTCCCCTCGACGCGCAGCGCGGCCGACGCCTCGGTTAACACCGATTCGACCTCACGCACCCCGGTCGTTATTCGCAGCGCGGTCGACGCTTCTCTCAACGCCGACACCGCGCCGAGGTCGCTCGTCGAGGCGAGGGTTGGCGTCGATACCTCGACGAACGACGACTCGGCGACCCGGTTGGTCGCTCTCGCGCGGACCTCGACGGACTCGAGCGCGAACATCGACGCTGTCTCGAGGGCCGTCTTGTCGGCTCGCAGCGCCTCGGACGTCTCTACCAACGGCGACGTCGCCGCGCTCGGGACCAGCCTCGCTCGCTCGGCGGTCGACGCCTCACTCAACGCCGATGCCGCCCATAGGTCGCTCGCCGAGGTGCGGTCAGGCTCCGACACCTCGACGAACTACGACTCCGCCGCGCGCTCCGGGTTGGGGGCTCGCACGGCTAACGATACCTCGACGAACGACGACGTCGTGACCCGAGCCGAGGGAATCCTCCGCGCCGCCGTTGACTCGAGTCTCAACGACGACGCGGCGACCTCGAGCATCTTCGGCGGACTGACGGCCACCGACTCGAGCACGAACAGCGACGCCGCGAGCCGTCTCGTCGCCGCGACCCGCTCGGCCTCGGACTTGTCACTCAACACCGACGTCGCCGTGATAACCGCCGCAATCATCGTCGCCGTCGCCGGAATGTACCAGCGCGCACCTCTCCCGCCCTACCGCGCGCGGACGCTCCGGCGCGGGTCAAACGGTCGCTCGTCGCCTCGTCGTCGGTGAAGTGTGTGACGGGATACTTGACAACGTCGCACAGTCGGATAGATTCACCGTCAGTAAACCGAAGTCAATGGTCAATCCGTTGACAGAGGGTGCCGAGTAATTCGGTTCCTAGTAGCGCGGCGTGCGCTACGTCCGACGATTCATAAAGGAACCGAACCAACATGACACCCGAACTCGAAGAACTGCTTGCCCGAGTCGCCAACATTTCAGAGTTGAGCGGCGCCGACCTCGAAGCCCTTAAGGGCGACCTCATCGCCGCGTACGACGACGAGGACGCGAAGGAGACGACCCCGGAGAACGTGGTCGCCTGCCAGAAGTTGGTCGACGGCATGAAGGCCGTCCAATCACGGCAGGCCGAAATCGAGACCGCGCAGGCCGAGGCCGAGGCAGCGAAGGCCGAGGCCCGTAAGGTCCGCCAGTCGCTCGACGGCGACACCGAGGACGGCGAGAACGCCGACGCGGACGCCGACGGCACCGACGAGAACGCCGACGCGGACGCCGACGCGGACGCCGTCGTTGTCGCGAGCGGCAAGGGCTCGACGTACAAGTCATCGCCGTCGCGCATGGCCCGCAAGAACGACAAGTCCGTCGTCGCGAAGGACGAGACGTCGCCACGCGCCGCGCTCGTCGCCGCCGGCAACGTCGGAGGCGTCGGCTCGGGCCACGTGTTCGAGGACCGCTACGAACTCGGCAAGACCATCTGCAACGTGCTCCGAGGGCTCTCGAAGCGACAGAGTCACGGGAACGTACTCGTCGCGAGCGCGAACTTCATCGACCTCTACCCGGCGGACCGTCGTCTCGACGACAACTTCGCGAACAACGGGCGCAAGATTGACGAGGTCGGCAGTCGTCAGGCGCTCGTCGCGTCGGGTGGCATCTGCCTCCCGGTCAACGTCGACTGGTCGCTCCCGACGTGGGCGACGCCGGAGCGTCCGTTCAAGGCCGGTCTCGCGCAGTTCGCGACGGACCACGGCGGCTTGACCTTCCGCAACCCGCCGACCGTCGCCGCGCTCGCCGCGTCGAACGGTATCTGGACCGAGGCGACGGACTTCGACCCGGGCGCGGCCGTGAAGCCCGTCCAGACCATCGCGTGCGAGACGCCGACGACGGTCTACGTCGCGGCCATCACGAACCGCCTGCAGTTCGGCAACCTCATGAACCAGTTTGACCCCGACACCATCACGGCGAACACGGACCTCTCGGTCTCGGCGCACGCGAGGGTCGCGGAGACGAACCTCCTGACGTTGCTCCAAGCGGCCTGCACGCTGAACATCACCTCGGCGGCGGTGCTCGGCGCGTCGCGTGACTGGTTCTCGACCATCGACAAGGTCGTCGCGAACTACCGCTACGTCAACCGGCTCAGCCCAAAGCAGTTCGTCACCATCGTCCTGCCCGAGTGGGTCAAGTCGCTCATCCGAGCCGACCGCGTGCTCGAGGCCGCGCACGACGACGCGGGCGCAGACGTGTTCGGCGTCTCGGACGCGTGGATTGACGCACAACTCCTCGTCCGCAGCATCAAAGCCATCTGGACGCTCGACGCCCTCCCGGTAGCGGGCGACGCCTCGTACCCGAGCCAGCAGTTCGCGGGCTTCGTCGCCGCGAACCCGGTCCCGGCGTTCCCGGCGAAGTTGGTGTGGAACTGCTACGTCGAGGGCTCGGTGCAGTTCCTCGACGGCGGTCTGCTCAACCTCGGCGTCGTGCGCGACGCGACCCTCGACGCGACCAACGACTACGAGACGTTCATGGAGACGTTCGAGGGACTGGCCTACCGAGGCTTCGGAGGCGGCGCGATGCAGATTGTGTCGACCCTGACGCCCAACGGTGAGTCGTCCGGTCTGAGCGTTCACTGAACCGATGACGACTTCCGTCTCGGGTCTCCGAGTACCGATTAGGGCGCAATCGCCGAAGGGTCCTCAAGTTTCTTTGATGGCCTCGGCAATGAACCCCGTCGACCAAGCGTTCGACCACGCTCTCGACGCATCGCAACTCTCGGGGATGCCCGACGACCTCGTCGCGGAACTGCGAGCGGCCGAGGGTCAGGCGTGGACCCTCGGCATCTCGTACCTCCCCGAGAATCAGTCGGCGGCGACGCTTCGCGCGCCGAACGACGCCTCGACGGTCATGAACCCATTTACTCCGCCGAACGAAGCGCGTGTGAGCGCCGACCCGTTCGCCATCATCACGAAGTTCACGTGTTCGCCGTTCGGCTTCGAGGCGCAGGACTGGAAGGGCCGCGCGACTCGTCACAACGACCTAGCGACTCCGCAGGCCATCGGCCGCGAGTTTTGGAGTGGCGTCGTCGCACAGGCGGCGGGCGCACCGACGCCGTACCTTACGAAGGCCGGTCTCGCGACCGACCTCACGCCGACACCCGGCACGGCCGTCTCGGTCGTCGCGGCGCTCGGTATCTTGCAGGACTACCTCCGACAGGGCGTAGGCGCGCAGGGCATGATTCACCTCGTACCGCGCGCCGCGCCGACGCTGCTGAACGTGCGACGGGTCGGCAAGTTCATGATGGACGAGTTCGACAACATCGTCGTTCCCGACGTCGGCTACTCGGGCATGGGTCCCATCGGCAACACCTACGCCGACATCACCGGCCACCCCTATTCGTGGATGTTCGCGAGCGACCTCGTGAGCGTTCACGCCGAACCGACGGCTCGAGTTTTCCCCGACACGATGAGCGAAGCCGTCGACCGAGGTCAGGACGGCAACCCGAACACCGCGACGTTCTACGCAGAGAAGTTCGCGATGGCGTACTTCGACGGCTTCCGCGCGGCGTGCGTTCTCGTCGCTAACCCGACCTAACAAGGAGAATGAAATGACCGTGAACTCAGTACCAGCCGCCGCCTCGATATGGGCGCGAGCGACCCGCATCACGCCGCTCGACGCGCAAGGCAACATCATCACGGGCGTCAACTCGTTCGTCACCGACACGACTGTCAAGGCGACCTTCACTCCGGTCATGGAGGCCGGTGACGACATCGCGCACAAGGGCGCCTCGGGCGACCTGCTCGTCTACGCGAAGCACGGCGACATCCCGAAGCGGTGGTCAATCTCGCTCGAACTCGGTCTCCCCGACCCGTACCTCATGGCGGCGCTCGCGGGCGGCGTGCTGCTGAACGACACCTCGGTGGCGCTCGGCGCGCCGACGGCGGCGGGCGTGGTAACCATCACGGGCGCCGGAACGATTCCGACCGGGACGCTCGACTACGCGACGTCGTGCTACAACCAGTACGGCGAGACCATCCTCTCGCCCGACGTCACCGACGCCATCACCGGCCCCGGTCACGCGGTCGTCACGCCGAACATGCTCTCGGGCTCGCTCGGCGCAATCATCTTCGGCCGGGGTATCGGCAAGTTGTACCGCATCGGCACCATCCTGAACATCGCGGCGCAGCACGCCTCCGCCGCGTCGGGCACGGTGACGACCGTCACGCTGACGGCGCTGACGCAGCCGATTCCGGCCGGGTTCTCGTTCACCATCGCGGGCGACACGAACACGCCGAAGGTCGTGTTCACGACCACCTCGGCGGCGGGAATCGGCGAGGTCATCATCTCGGTCGCCTCGGCCACCGTTGCGACGCCAATCGTGTCGGGCCTCATCGTTCCAGTGTTCGTCGACGACGGCTCGGTGACCCCGAGCGGCCTGCCGTCGCTCGTCGACAACACGGCCGGTCCCGGGGCGAACGTCGGGTGGCAGAGCGAGGCGATGGGCTCCGTCGGTAACCCGCGCGGCGTGTCACTCGAGTTCTTCTGCGACCGCATCCAGAACGGCACCGTCGCGACCGACTGGCCGTTCTTCCGCCACGTATTCCCTATGGTGAAGAACCTCCACAAGATGCCAATGGACATCACCAACGCGAACCTCGCGACAATCTTCGACGGCGACGTGTTCCAGAATCCTCACTGGGGCGCAGGCCCGACGGGTGACTGGCAGTTCGACTCGTCGAAGGTGTACCAGTTCGCCGTCTGTGGCGCCGAAATCGTCCCGACTCCTTCGGTCGTCCCGGTCGCGGCTGAGTACTAGGCGCGGTCGTCATGACCGCGACCCCCGACAACGCTCCGCGTACAGGTGCGTGCGCGCCGTGGATTAACGGAGACGACCTCAAGAACGAGCCGTGGATTCGCGCGGCCATCGACCGACAACGCGCCGATGGCGACGACGCGCTCGAGAACCCGCTCACGCAGGAGCAGGTCGACGCCATCCTCGCGGAGTCGGCTGCCTCGGCGACCGAGGCGCTCTACGCGCTGACGGCTAAGAGGTTCGCGGGCAAGTGTGGACCCGTCACGGTGCGACCCGTCGCTCGACCCGTCGACCAAGACGGTCGCGCTCGAGTGACGCGCGCGTGGTCGTATGGCGCGGTGGGCTCGGTGTCGTCGATGTTCATGGCGATTCCCGCAGTGGTCTCGAGTTACGGTCGCGAGTGGGCGCCGACGTGCGTGCTCAACAACTTCCCCATCCGAGAAATCGTCGAGGTCAAAATCGACGGAGTCATCATCCCGCCGGACGAGTACGAACTGCGCGACTACTACAAACTCGTCCGCATCCGCCCGACGCCGTCGTTCTCGCCGACCGAGCGGTACGGGTGGCCGACGTCGCAATTGCAGGACCTACCCGACGACCAGTTCGGCACGTTCTCCGTGACCTACGTCTACGGCGCCGAGCCGGGCGCGCTCGGTCTGCGCGCAGCGGTCAAACTCGCCGAGGCGCTCGCGCTACCGCGATTCGGCGACACCTCGCACTACCCCGAGCGCATCACGTCGTTCTCGAGGCAGGGCGTCCACGCGCAGGTCGCGAGCATCGTCGACGTCCTCAAGACCGGCGGAACGGGCATCTACGAGGTCGACCTGTTCATCATGACGGTCAATCCCCGCAAGCGACGCTCGGAGACCTTAGTCTGGTCACCGGACCTCGCCTCGAACCAACGTCAACCCGGCGTACGAACACAGGAGCACCAATGAGCGACACGAAGATTCACCCGACCAACGCGTTCGGTCTCGACGACGAGGTCACGCGCGACCACAAGGCCAACGCCGAGAAGCGCGGCGCCGAGAAGCAAGTCCGCCAGTCGGCGCAGCGCGCGCGACGCGAGGGACGGGCCGTCACGGTTCCACGTGAAACATCGCCGCTCCGCTCGAGCGGCCAGCCCGGAGACGACAGTGAGCCGGACGTCGCAGCGCCGACACCGTCGGACGTCGATGCCTAGCGTCGACCTCTCGTTCCCGACGCAGCGGTTCCGCGACTCGGGCGCGACGCCCGACGAACTCGACGAACTCAGGCGTCAGTTCCTCCGCTCGGACGTCATCGTCCAGAAGTCGCAGGTCGAGTTTTGGGCGGGCAAGCCCGCCTCCGCTCTACGCGACTATCTCGACGCCCGGCGGGAGGTCGGCGACCTCGCGGGCGCCGCGCCGGTCGGCCTCGCCGCCACCGCGTCAGAGGGCCCGCAAGCGGGGCTATTTGGCGATTCTGGCGACCTAGACGCCGATGAGGCTGACGCGGTCGACTTGAGCGAAATCGCCGCGATAAACGACGTTGAGACGGCGTCGGGCTCGAGCGACACCGAAGGGCCGCAAGGCGTCGCCGACGAGGCGTAGCCGTGCAACCGAGCGGCCTCCGACTTGAGACGCTCGGCCCGGCGTGCTCGGCGCTGCTACAGGAGTTCGCGTCGACGCTTAAGTCGCTCGGCGTCGACGTACCGAAGGCGGTCTACGTCGGCAGCGGCGAGATTCCGTGGGACGGCGAGTCGCTCACGCTCTACCTCGGTTCCGTCGCGCAAGGGCAACCCGGTCGACCGTTCGAGACGTCGGACATCTCGCCGTCGATGACGGTCTACACCGCGACGGTGTTCATCCAACTCCTCCGCACGGTCTCGACGTTCGGGTTCGGGGCAGGGCCGCAGCCGAACATCCCGAAGCCGTCGGTGCTCGACCGCGAGGGGCAACGCGAACTCGACGACGTGTCGGCGCTCATCCGCGCGGCCATCGCCATCAAGAAGTCGAGTAAGCCGATTCCGCTCGGCGAGGGGTTCTCCATCGCGGGAGTCATGCCCGTCGGACCCGAGGGCGGGCTCGGCGCGACGCGGCTCCAACTCCATCTGTCGGTGTCGTGATGGAAACGGTCAAAATCATTTGGGACGGCGCCGCGATGAAGGAACTCCTCTCGGGTCCGCTCGGCCCGGTCTCGAGGTACATGGAGACGCGCGCGGCCATCGTTACGCTCGCGGCGAAGCGTCAATGCAACTGGCGCACCGGCAAACTCAGCAGGTCCATCGTGCAGCGCCGCGCGTTCGGCTCGCATGGGCTCGAGGTGTTCGTCGGGGCGTACCAGCCCTACGCGCTCTACGTCCACAACGGCACGAGGCCGCACGACATCCCTAACGCGTTCGGGTGGGGTCCGACGTTCGGCATTGGTGGCCGGTTCGACGGCTACTTCCACCCGGGCTACGTCGGCAACCCATTCCTCACCGATAACCTGAAACTCTTTTTCGCATGAAGCGCGATGTAATCTCTCCTCAACCATGCAACGAGAGGACCACCAATGGAACTAGCGCCGATAGGTCGCCTCGAGGACCCGAGTGTTCTCGACGTCGACGAGGACGAGATGCTGACGATTCCGATTGTCGGCTACACGGAACCGAGGCTCGACGAGGACGGCAAGCGGACACCCCGCCGCGAGGTCGAGACGAGGATTCGATTCGTGCCGAGCGTGCCAGCGGGCGCGACGGTCGGTCTTACTCGAGCGATGAACGACAAGGGGGACATCGTCGGCGGCGCGGCGGTGCGCTACCTCGACCGATGCGTCTACTTCGAGGACCGCGAGAAATGGGACGCGATATTCGCCGACCCCGACCTGTTCGTCGAGCAGTCGACGCTCGTCGCGGTCTACAAGGCGCTCGAGGAGTTCTACGGTGGACGCCCTACACGGCGCTCCTCTGGCTCGCGACGTGGGCCGAGTCCCACGAAGCGGACCTCCGGGGGCGCTGCACCCGCGAGAAAGTCGTCGTCGAAGAACTAACGATGCGGGAGTGGCTCGACGTCGTCGAGTCATTCTGGATTGACGACCTCACCGGAGGGTTCGCGACGCGCGCCGAGGCGTGGACGCACTTACAGGAACTCATGACGCGGCCGATGTTTCTCGACTCCGATGACGGCCGCGAGTGGGCTCGCGAGAAGTACGAGAAGGAGAGGGCCGAGTTCGGTCACTCGCCCGAGGCCATCGCCGCGCAGCAGCAACTCGTCGCCTCGCCGTTCAACGTCGGGCCGGTGGTGTAATGGCAGTCCTCGTCGGAGAAGCCGAAATCGTATTCCGCGCGAACACGGCGGCGCTCGACGCGCAACTCGCCGGGCTGTCGAGCCAGAGCGCGCTCGCGGGCGGCGGACTTACCCGCCAGATGGACAAGGTCGGCACCGAGGCGGGCAGCGCGCTCTCGAGCGGCATAGGCACCGGGGCACGCACCGCGACCGCCGAGGTCCAGCGCGAGACCGGCAAGATGAAGTCGGCGTTCAGTGACCTCCATAACAAAGCGGCGAGTTCGCTCGCCGGATTCGGGATTCCTCCCTCGATGCTTACCGGCACGAACATCCTCGCGGTCTCAATCGCGGCCGTCGGCGTCGCCGCATTAGGCGCGGGCGCGAAGTTCGAGTCGGCAAAGGTCGCCATCGTCAACTCCGAGCAGATAACGCAGGCCGCCGCGAACGCCGTCGGCGCCGCGATGCTCAAGACGAGCGGGCAGGTCGAGTTCTCCGCGAATCAGCAGGCCGCCGCGTTCGCGATGGTCGCCGGGTCGCTCCGCACGACCGAGGGCCGCGCGCTCTCGACCGCGCAGACGATGACTGTGATGCGAGCGGCGATGGACCTAGCGACCGCCACGGGCAACGACCTCGGGACGTCGACGCAGACCCTCGCGGGAATCATGCAGGCGTTCCAGATTCCCGTAAAGGACGCCGCCGCCGCCGCGAACATTCTCTACGGCGCGGCGCGTGCGACGGGTCAGGGCATCGACCAAGTCGCGAACAGCGTCGAGCGGATTCGCGGCAAGTTAGGCGTGCTCGCTCCGTCGTTCAAGGACGTCGCGACGCTCATGGTTGACCTCACGAAGAACGGCATCACCGGCAGGGCGTCGATGTCGGCGCTCAACGCGTCGTTCACCGCGCTCGCCGGGGCGTCGACGGCGATGACCAAGAGCGGCATCAAGTCGAAGGAGACGCTCGCGCTCCACGGCATCGCGGCGACCGACTCGCACGGCAAGGTCGTCGCGCTCAAGACCGTCATCGAGAAACTCGCACCGGCCTACGCAACGATGACTCAGCAGGAACAACTCGCGACCTCGACGGCCATCTTCGGCGCGTCGGCGGCGCGTCAGATGACGCAGGTTATCGACACGGGTACAAAGGCGTGGAACACCGCGACCAACGCCGTCGCCAAGCACAACGCCGTGCAGAAGGCCGCGCACCTCGCGGGCGAGACGCTCTCGGGGACATGGAAGAAACTCAAGTCGTCGGTCTCGAACATGCTCGTCAACATTTCGACGGGGCTCCTCCCGGTCATGAAGGACGTCGAGAAGGTACTCGTCGTGCTCGCGCCCATCGTCGGCGTCGTGCTCGCGGATGCGTTCAAGGTGCTCGAGGTGACCATCGGCACTATCGGGAAGGTCGGCGTCGACGTGTTCAAGTGGTTTAAGCAAATGAGCACGCTCTCCATAGTGGTAGCCGGGGCTATTACGACGCTTCTCATCCCGGCGTTCGTCAACCTCGGTCGACAGGCCGTCCTCTCGCTCGGCAAGATGCTCGTGTCGGCGGTCGGGTGGGCGGCGGGCACAGCGGGCTCTATCTACGGCACGGTGAGGCGATGGGTCACCGGACAGAGCGCGATGGACGCGGCCGCGTCCTCGAGCGCCGGGCTCATCTCGGCGGCGAACGATTCCGTCATCGCGTCGCTGGTCGAGGTCGACGCCGCACTACAGACGACGCTTATCGCAGCGCAGGAGGCCGGTCTCGGCATCGGTGGAAGCATGACCGAGGCCGCCGCCGCCGTTACTGCCGCGTCGACCGATATTAGATTTCAGTTAACCGCCATCGACGGCTCTCTGGTCGGGCTCGGCGCATCGGCGGCGACGGGCGCGGCGGCGACCGACGCTGCCATCGTCACCGTCGGCGCAACGGCGACCGAGACGGCCGTAGTCGTGGAAAGCGCGGCCGCGTTGATGGGAGAAGCGTTTATGGCGCTGCTCGGCCCCATTGGAATCGCGGCGGCGGCGGTTCTTCTGTTCCACAATCAGATAGTCAGCCTCGGTAATCGTTTGCAGTCGTGGCTGAACATCGGACCGACTCGAGTGGTGGCATCGTCGGTCGCCGGTAGTGGCCTTAAGGCATACCTCAAGAGCATCGGCCAGTGGGACAACTATCAGAAGATGGAAGGGCTCCAACGTATCGGCGACTACGGCGCGGTCACTGACCTCGGGAAGCGGATTGCGGACGCTGAGGCGAAGGCAGCGAAGTACTCGGGTCACGAGGCTCGACCGGGCGCGGCTCCGGCGGGCGGCGTCAAACTCACACCGGCCGAGCAGATTCAAGCGAACCTCAACGCGCAACTCAAGAACATGACCGACCAGTTCAAAGCCATCCCGACCGAGACGAAGGCGGCGAAGTCTCACGCCGGGAGCGCGGCGGCGAAGGCCGCGACAAAGGCCGCTCACGACCAGAACACGCAGGCGAGCGAAATCGTCGCGGCCATCCATCTCCCTCTCGCGCAGGGCGTCGACCAACTCCGTCGACTCGGCGTACCGGCGTCGCGCGCGAGCGAGGTTCTCAAGGACGCGGTCGAGCCGTTCAACAAGGCCGTCACCGCTCTCGAGAAGGCCGGGTTCAGCGCGGCGAACGCCGTCAAGATAGCCGACGCCGGTCGCCTCGAGGTCGAGAAAGAGGCGAAGGCCGCCGCCGCCGCCGCGAAGAAGGCCGCGACCAACGCGACGAAGGCCATCACGAACACCGCGAACAGCATGTGGACCGCGATGGACGCGGCGCTCTACAACGAACTCATCCTCAATCAGGGCGCGGCCGGTCAAGCCGCGCGCGCCGGTCAGTCGAACGTCACGCTCGGCCAGTTCGCGGGCGCGGTCCCGATGCCCGTCTCGACCAAGTCGACGTCGGGCGCGGCGTCGTTCGCCTCGACGACCTCGGTGACCCCGACGGCGTCGACCGGCCCGGCGAGTATCGTCATCTCCCCGGGCGCGGTCGTCGTCACCATCGGACCGGGCAACGACGAGAAGGCAATAACCCGCGCCATCAACGAGGCGCTCCGCCAACTCACGAGCGAGTTGAAGTCGGGCGTCGCACAACTCGGAGTGAACCACGTATGACCGACTACGCCACGCTCTCGGACGGAACGCACACCGCGACCTTCATCATGGATAAGGACTGGCGACCGGCGATAGAGGAGGTCGGCGCGAAGCACTCGCCGCTCGGCTACCCGTTCTTCGTGAAGTCGACGGGAGGCACGAAGGGCGTCGGCGGCTCGTTCGACATCGTCAGCGACAACGATACGGACACCGCGACCGTCATCACTATCCTTAAGGGGACCGGCCAACTCACGCTCACGCTGCCGAACGGCGACTCGTACGCCATCACGCTCGACCCCGCGACCCCGCGAACAGGCTCCAAGCAGTTCTCGTTGATGCTCTGGTTCCCCGTCATGGTGTGGACGGTCAGTTACTTTCAGGTGGCCTAGTGACGCTCGCTCTTGATGGCACGGCGACAGGACAAATGGAAAGTGGGGTGGTACTGACCACGGACCCGCTTACGACGTCGCACACCAATGACGTCATTGTGGTCTGCGCGGGATGCGAGACAACAATAGGACCGGCACCAGCAATCAGTTCAGTCACCGCGACTGGCCTGACGTTCACTCTCCGAAAAGTTTTTTCCAATGGCTCGCTTCAATCACAAGAAGAATGGTACGCAATCGCTACTGCGACATTCAGCGGAGTCATCACCGTCACCTATGCGACCTCAGTCGACGATGCGGCAGCCGTCGCGTTCGCGGTGAATGGCGCTGACGTCGCCTCTCCGTGGGATGGAAATACATCGATGCCTACGACTTCGGCGGGAGCACTCCATGCTGTCATCTCGACAACCTCGCCTGATGCGTTCGTGTTTTGTTTCGCGGCAAACCCGTTCGGGAACGCCGCGAGTGCGCCGTTCCCGAGTCCGAGCGCGCTCGTCGCCTCCAGACTGAACAATGGCGGGGTGAACTTCGAGTTCATCTACGTCGCCGGGGCAGTCGTTTCGACATCACAGGCAGCGGTTGATTGGGGCTTTGGTACTGGTGACGCACCCGGCACCTACATCATCATCGACGCAATCGTTGCGTCGCCACCCCCGCCGCCAGTCGCCGGTCATTTCGGACAACTCTATGGAGCAGCGATTGATGGAGTTTCGATTGCCAACTGGTTACTCGCCTACGAGCAGACGGTCCTCAAGGAGGACTGCTACGCCGAGATATGGTCAGGCATGTCACCTGACTCAAGCGGAGCGTTCAATAACGTCTTGCTCGTCGGTGGTTTGAAGGTCACGGGCGGCACAGTGACAATTGACCGTAACAATGCAATTCGCCGCTCGGCGACGAACGTGACGCTGCTACCTGACGCGGGCGGCGTGCTCTTGCCGGTCGTCGGCGGCGGCGGCGACTACGCGCCATTCGGTCAGGAGATGCGGATTTTCAAGGGCTACAATGACGGCACCGGGAGTCACTACGCGAAACTCGGCACTTTTCTCATCTCCGACGTCGATGTTGTGAATGATGCAACTGGCGTCACACTCGTTGGCACGATGTATGACCGGGGCGAATGGGTAGCCCGTAGAGGGTTCGTCGCGCCACTGCAAGTCGGCTATGTCGATGGTGACATGACGACCTACACGACTGACCAAGTTATCGGGCTGCTGCTGCTGTTTTGCTGTGGGACGACTGCACTGCCCTTCACCTATACGGTTAACCCGAGCATCGTGTTCAACGTTCCCTCGTCACAGACCTACAACATCAATCAAGACCCGTGGGCGGCGTGTCAGTCTCTTGCGGCGGCCGAGGCGTGTCAACTCTATTTCGACTACAACGGCGACCTCCAACTCACGGTCATACCGTCCTCCACCGACCCGATTCTTCCGGTGACCGTCGGCTCGTGCGCGACCTACGACGAGGGCACCATCGTCGCTCCGACGAGTATTCATCGGCTTCTCTCGAACACCAACATCCCGAACGTCATCGTCGCTACGTCGCAAGGCTCCAACGTCCTCTCGCCGCAGCAATGCTTCTGGTGGGAGTCGGACGCAACCCTCAAGACCTACTACGCTCCGCCGCCTCCCAGCCACTGGCTGCTGCCGGTGTTCACGTTGCCGCCGCTGGCGTCGGGCTCGTCGTACCCGATGAATGTCCGCTCGCTTAACCAAAGCGTGTTCAACGACCCCGTTGGTTATCAGGCGAACATTATGGCGTTCCGCGCGGGTACGCTCGCGACCGGCTCGCTCGAGCAAACGACCATCACGCTGCGCGACCAACCCGCGCATGACATAGATGACGTGGTAACGCTTAGGCGCGTCGTCGCGGGAATCACGACGCTCACCGATTACGTCGTTGACCATGTTCAGATTGCTCTCGACCCGGTGACCCCGGCGCAGTTGACCTGTCGGGTGAAGTCATGAGCGGTATCGACCCGAGCACCCACCGCATTATCCGTAAGTTGGCTGATTCGATGGTCCACGAATCGAACAAGCCGATTCCCAGTGTGTCCAAACTTGAGTCAGTGTGGGGAATTGTTGACTCGATTCAGGCGGGGCCACCGAAGTCGCTGAGCGTCTTTCTCGGCGGCTCTACGTTCACGCTCGACCCGGTGACTCATCGCCCAGTCGCAGGCTCGATTCGTGGCATTAAGTTCATCGCGTCGTACACGCCCGCCGTCGGCGACACCGTGTTTGGGATGCGCACGGGCACGAACATCTCCGACGTGGTGATTCTCGGCGCGATGGCTGGAGCGGCAGATAGTGGAGTGCCGGGGCAGGTCGCATGGGCGATAGACGGTCCGCTCGCAGTCCCGCACGACTTCCCCGGCGGGTTCATCTACGTTCCAGTAGGTGCAACGGTCAAACTCATGCTCGGTTTCGGACAGGTTCAGAGCGGTTCGGTGAACATCACCATTAAGGACAACGGAGTCGCCATCCCAGGACTGACGTCAATCACAGTGACCACCACTGCGGCTCCGCACACTATGACGTCACCGCACAAGTTCACCGCGAATCGCCTTCTGACCCTCAGCACAAACTCCGGAGCGGCGACAGGGCTCTCTTTCTCCGCTTACACGTCGGCGGCTTAGGAACGGCAGGGATGATGACGACTGCCTTCACCGCCGTTCCTGACGGCGTGACATTTAATTTCGTCTTTGAGTTAACGCCATGAGTTATAGAGCGACGGGAATGACTGACGATGGGGGCTGGTAGATGACGTACGCCTACGTTGTCAACGACTTCGACAACACCGTCACCAAGATTGACCTCTCGACCTTCGCAACCGTCGGCTCTGCACTTGCAGTGGGGGCCAGCCCCTTCTCCATCGCTATCGACCCCACCGGCACCTACGCCTACGTCGCGAACCTCACCGGCAGCACCGTCACCAAGATAAATCTCTCGACCTTTACCACGGTCGGCGCTGCACTTGCGGTCGGGGCGAACCCCATC